AACAACTTCTCCAAGTTCTATGCTTTCTGTTGCCGGCTCGCTTAGTCTACCAATATCGGCCAAAACCAGTGATTATACTGCAACCGGATCGGACTATACGATTTTAATAAACGCTTCAAGCAACAATGTTACTATAACCCTTCCGGCAGTTTCTGGAATTGCAGGAAGAATATATGTAATTAAGCGAGCAGACGGCAGCGGAAACAACGCAGTAGTTGCTTCAAACGGCTCAGAAACAATTGATAATTCGACCGCTAATGTGATTTTGTCAGCAGGCCAATGTATAACACTCCAGACCGATGGTGTTGGGTGGCACAAGATAGCAGAATATATTCAACCTTAGTAAAATAATGGTTGACATTATTAGAAAACGGTGTTATATTATATTATAATGCCCCGATAGCTCAGCAGGATAGAGCATCGGCCTTCTAAGCCGAGGGTCGTAGGTTCGAATCCTACTCGGGGTACCACACACTTTATCATTATCAATGTATGTTACGAAGGAAAATAAAAGTTGGGATACCATTATGGTGACTTTATGAGAAAAAGAAAATGTATTATGGTATCCGGGGGATTTGATCCGGTCCATGTTGGGCATGTGCGTATGATTAAGGAAGCCGCCCGTAAAGCCTCACTAATAGTCGTGATTAATTCGGATGATTGGCTTATGAGGAAAAAGGGGTATGTATTTATGCCGTGGGAAGAGAGAGCCGAAATTATTAGAGCAATTGAAGGAGTCGCGACTGTAGTTCCAGTTGATGATACGGACGGGACAGTGTGCGAGGCTCTACATACACACAAGCCAGACTATTTTGCAAATGGCGGAGACCGAACCGCAAATAATACTCCTGAAATGCAAGTTTGTGCAGAATTGGGAATTGAGATGGTATGGAATGTGGGAGGAGAAAAAATACAGAGCAGCAGTGAATTAGTAGAAAAACAAAACAAAGAAAAAGATACACTAAGTGAAATAAAACTAGTAGATGTTTTTAGCATAGAATAAAAGGAGAAAAAATGGCTACAATTAAAGAATTAACAGCAGTTGTCGAAGAGCAAGCAGTGCAGGTAGAGCGTCTGCGCGCGCGTGTTAGCACGCTAACGGATGACTTATATCAAACGCGTCAAGAGGTTGAGAATCTTCGCACGCGACTGGCAGAAGACATGAAGACCGTAGTAAGCAATGTACGCGCAAATTTGGTACCAAGCACCAATTTAGTTAGGTGAACACTATAGGGTGGCCATGAATATTCTTTTTTGGGGGATGATAGGGTTAACAACGGAAGTTGTTTTTACTGCAACCAGAAACCTTATCGTAGATAAGAAAGTAAATTTAATAGGCCACACTTCTTTATGGATGTTTCCAATCTACGCCCTAGGTCTTACTTATGGATTTGACTTCATTGAACATTGCATTACTAATGATGTGATGAGATATATTTCATATCCTTTGTGGATTTGGGGCGTAGAATTAATTGTTGGATATCCAGCATCTAAAATGGGAATTAGAGCCTGGGATTATGGGTATTTACCAGCAAGATATCACTGGAATAGAATAATCAGTTATGTTCACTTTCCATTGTGGATAGTGTTCGGCATTATAATAGAGGTGTTGAGAAGCTATGCGTGACAAAACAAGAAGAGAGAGATACGATGAAAAAGCGAGAAATGCTAAGATTTTTCCTATTAGTCTCGTGTGCGTTAATTTTCAGTGCGACGGTAATCTTGGTTATCTTATTAGAGCCGCTGCTTGTTTCGGTGCTGAATGTGTCCATGTGATAGGAAAACTTCCTACGCGTAACGAACTAAATGGGACATCGGGAAGTTTATATGATTATATCAAAATTAAAACCTACAGTTCGCCAATGGCTTTTCTCGATTATATTAGAAGTAACGAGATTGGACTTGTTTCTGCAGAAATATGTGAAGGTGCGGAGCCCATTACTACTCATAGTTTCGATTTTAGCCGCAACTTGGCTTTGGTCGTGGGTAACGAAGAATTAGGAATTCCCGTAGAAATATTAAAAAACAGCAAAAAAGTTTATATTCCAATGCCCGGCGTCGGATATTGCTTAAATACTTCACAAACTGCGAATATACTATTATATGAAGTGGTTAATCAATTTCACAAGAGACAGCAAGCAATTGCTAATCAGAAAAGTGAGTGGGAAGAACAGGGATGGTATAACCTTCCATAAGAGGAAAAATGAAAGATCGTGATCTATGGGAAGACCATATTGAAGGCATTACAAAACAATTGTCAATGTCAATAGAAAAAGTAGAAATATTAGAACAACGCATCAACTACTATGAAAGCGTATTGGCAACCTTATTACTAGCTCTAAAAAAGGGCGGAGTAATCGTCTCCGATCCGGATGGCGAACATCAGATGCCGATATAGGGTTATCATATGTCAGATACAGATAAAATTATAGACGAACACATTAAATCAGAAAGACATCTAGTCCAAAGTATAGCGGCGGTTGTCACAAAAATAGCGCTTTTTATATGTATTGCGATTATTAGTGGTATGACTGTTTCTAAATGTCAACTTAGTGCAGAAACGATGGTCGCATGCGAGGAGGCTTGCGCCCGAGACGGCTCTCAAATGAAATCAGTAACAAGTAGAGAATGTGTATGCACAGAGTCTGCTTCCAATAATGATGATATTTGGGTGCTACCTAGACAATCAAACACACATAGTCAAAGAAGTGAAACAACTCTTGCTACGCCGGCGACCACAATTTCAAACAAAAGTGATTCTAATGAGTAGCAATAAAAAAACAGCAATTGGGGTGAGGTCCTATCGGCAAGGATACCGGGTTGTTACCCCGGAGGTTGCTGGTTCAAATCCAGCCACCCCAGCCATTTAAACATATTAAGGAGAATGTTATGAGCAACAAATATATTTTAGAAAAAATCCCCGCCGGCACTTCTGTATGCAATTCAATCATGGGACATAATGATTTTATTTACCCACATCATGATGACTGTGTCGTTTTATCAGAAGATATTACGGTTTCGCCTTTAGCTTTTGCTGGAGGCGGAGATTTAACAGCATACTCAGTAATTGGAACAAACCAAATTATCTGGGCTAATTCAAAGGATGTTATAAAAGTTGTGCAAGATGAGGTATCTTCTGAATCTGAATGACTAATTATATGCACCTAAGGGCAAATAATGGCCAAAAAAACATATGTTATAGATACTAGCGCGTATCTGACAGACGCTAATGCGATTTATAGTTATTCCAATAACGATATTGTTGTTCCTCTTAAAGTATTAGAAGAAATTGATAATCATAAAAAGAGGCAAGATAGTGTCGGTGTCCAAGCGCGTAACATAATCCGAATATTTGATTCCTTAAGAGAAAAAGGTAATTTAGATAAAGGAATTAGAATAGCTAAGGGCAAAGGTATAGTAAGTGTAAAATCTTGCGACAAAGCATTAATACCTCACGATTTAGAGGCTAGTCATGCGGACCACATTATTATAGCTACAGCGCTATCTGAAAGAGCAAAAAGTCCAAGCCGAAAGGTTATTGTTGTTACTCGCGATATCAATATGCGAGTAATATGCGATTCGTTGGGGTTAAGTTGTGAAGACTATAGTCCAAAACAACTGGTAAAATCTGGCGATAGCATTTATAGCGGATTCACAGAGGTTTTAGTTGACGAACAAATAGTTGATCGATTTTATGACGGTGAAAAAATAACACTTGAGCCCGAAATCGCAAATAGTTTACATGCAAATCAGATGATAATGTTAATATCGAATGCAAACGAGAAAAAGACAGCTTTGGCAAGATTTGTGGGATCCCAAAAACCCATCCGCAGTTTAGAACATAATCGACCCGGCGTCTGGGGAATAAAGCCTCGTAATAAAGAACAGGTTTATGCGCTAGAACTACTCATGGATCCTGAAATCCCAGTTATATCACTGATTGGCAAGGCCGGATCGGGAAAGACCTTATGCGCCATCGCCGCAGGTTTAGAACAAATACTGAATGATCCCAAGGGAGATAGAAGTAAGAGATATAAAAGATTAATCGTCTCCCGTCCGGTACAACCTTTAGGTAAAGATATTGGTTTTCTTCCCGGAACGATGGAGGAAAAAATGGCGCCATGGCTTATGCCGATCCAAGACAACCTTCAATATCTCATGGGAGATGATAAAGCAACGCTGGAAATGTACATGGAGCAAGGAGTTATTGAGATCGAAGCCTTAACCTATATTCGGGGCCGCTCAATATCAAATGCATTTATTATTATTGATGAAGCACAAAACTTGACGGCTCATGAGATAAAAACAATTCTTACGCGCGTCGGCGAAGGAACAAAAATCGTCTTTACAGGCGATATTGAACAGATTGATAATGTATATGTTGACTCGACGACAAACGGCCTGACATATGCTGTCGAAATGCTTAAAGAATATGATCTTACTGGACATATCACTCTTAAGCGCGGAGAGAGATCTGCTGTTGCGACACTAGCAGCAAAAATATTATGAGAAAAAATTTGACATTTGGTACAATGTTGGTTATTATATAAATAAAGGAGAAATCATGAGTACAAATGAACTTACAAACCCAACGCTACAACAAGCAGTGGATCCCACTACACCGCTCAAGGAATGGCTTGTTAATTATGTTGGACAACAACTAACCCCAGACTCTGGAGAAGTTACGGTAGAGATGATCGTCGATACAGTAGCTAATGAATTTCCAGAGTTTGTAATGGCTCTAGCTGAAGAAAACTGGATGCGCGGCTATTATCAGGCAATGATAGATGTAGAAGAAGGCACGAAGGCGATCAGACACGCTGTTGAAAACAGAGGAGCAGAAACGAGTGAAGAAGCTACAGGAAACGACACCACAACCGAAGTCGGAACAGAATAGAAATAATTTAACCGATTATATACGCGCCAAGAATGATTCGTGGTCGCATGACGGAGCTTATCCGCATAAAGATTATTATATATTTCACAATATTGCTCTTTATGTGCGCACACCGTTACCCGAGCATGTAGATTTGCATCATGTGCTTCGCACAGTGGAAGGTCTATTGCCGCAAGATATTATAGAATCAACTGGCGTTGAGATGATATTGATTGGAGAGTTCGAAGAATTAGCAGAGCGAGAAATTCAATCTGTGTGGAAGCAAGATGAGGGCACCATAATGGTCACAAATGAACAAGATTCAAATGAAGACATGATTGACGATATCGTGCACGAATTTGCTCACGCAACAGAAGATAAATATGGCTTCGAACTGTATGCAGACGACGCTATTGAGAGCGAGTTTCTCTTAAAGCGCCGGCATTTATATGATATACTATCAGCACATGGTTATAACAAACCCTTGCAAGATTATATGCATATAGGATATCGTCAAGAATTCGATCAGTTTTTATACAAAGAGGTAGGCTATGAAAAGCTAGCCCATTTTACCATGGGCCTGTTTACATCTCCATATGCAGCAACATCAGTAAGGGAATATTTTGCTTCAGGGTTTGAGGAATATTTTCTAGAATCCGGTGATCGCACAACTTTAGGACAGATAAGCCCCGCTTTGTACACCAAACTATCAGAATTATTAAATTAAATAAGGAAAACATTTTAATGAGTGACCCAGTAGAATATACGATCAGGCTTGATCCGGCTTTTTGTGCCGTTTGGCTTGAGGCGACCATTAAGGGTCGCGATAAAAACAGCAAATATTGCTCTGTACGATGGAAAAAGTTAAACTCTAGAGCCGCGCGCGGAATCTTAATTAGCGAGGGTTATGAACCCGGCGAATGTCTTACGGATGGCGGAACAATTGAAAATTCGAATGGAGATGCTAACAGTTCATGGCAATTTAAAGATCTTAAACAAGAGCGAGATTGGCTCGAATTACCACCAGCAGATCGTCGAAAGTTAACTCGAAAGCAACGCGCGTACAAGCGCGCACAGTTTGAAACAAACAATCCGGGCATCCATGTGAATTCATCAGAACGCAAGTCAACAAAAGCCAAGCCCGGCACAGCTTCAACTTCTGGCAAGCCTAAGCGAACTCCGCGTACGAAGAAAAAGCCTACCACAACAAAATAAATTAACGAGTATAATATGCACATTTCATTTTCCGAACTAAAAGATTGGAATTTTTGCCCATTCTATCACAAACTTACACGCGTCGATAAAATAGAAGGTTTCACCGGGAACGAATATACTGCATTTGGTTCGGCAGTCCACTCTGTATGTGAGAAAAAGCTTTTAAACGAATCGGTAGATGATGAATACTTTGTACAAGAGCTGCGTAATAATATTGCCGAGTTAGACGAAGAATTAGAGATCAATAAAAAATTGGTTCTCGACATGGTATCTCAAGGCAAAGAACTGATCCCTGAAATTGAAGCAGCTGTAAAAGACTATTTTGGCGATTATAGTGTCGAGGCCGTAGAAATTTCTTTGATGGAGCCAATCAAAGGTGAAGATAACTATAAGTTTAAAGGCTTTATAGATGCTGTTGTTAAGACTAACGACGGCAAGATACATATATTTGATTGGAAAACATGTTCATGGGGCTGGAATGCCAAGAGGCGTTCGGAACCTATGACAACTTATCAACTTACTTTGTATAAACATTTTTATGCTCAAAAGACAAACACAGATCCCAGTAATATTGAAACTCACTTTGCTCTCTTAAAGCGTACAGCAAAAAAAGACAAAGTAGAGTTTTTTAGAGTATCAAGCGGCCCCCGCAAGACCGACAATGCACTGGATTTATTGCATAAAGCAATCGACAACATCAAAGCTAAAAATTATGTAAAAAACAAGCTATCATGTACCGGCGGGTACGGCTGCAAATTTTATAAAACTGAACATTGTCCAGTTTAGGAGAAAATAATTGACAAAAAAGACAAAGATTCTTACATTATCTGATCATCCATTTTCACCAAGTGGAGTAGGAACTCAAACAAAATACTTTATAACGGCGCTCCTCGATACGGGTCGTTATTCCGTTGTGTCATTAGGCGGCGCAATCAAGCACCAAGATTATACGCCAACTGCCACACAGGAGTATAAGGATGATTGGAGAACTTACCCTGTTGATGGGTATGGGACTGCCGATCAGGTTCGCTCTGTAATGGCAAATGAACGGCCGGATGTAGTGTGGTTTATGACCGATCCTAGATTTTGGGGCTGGTTATGGATGATCGAGAATGAGATTCGGCCCTATGCACCGATGGTATATTATCATGTATGGGATAACTACCCATACCCCAAATTCAACAAGAAATTTTACGATTCTAACGACGCCATTTGCACAATATCAGGAGTTACGGATGATATTGTAAGGACACTCTCTCCGTCTGTAGATTGTTACCGAATCCCACACGCAGTGCCGGCAGACATATTTAGGCCTTTAGATCCTCAAGAAGTTACAAACTATAGGACACAACACGCCCAACTACAAAATGATAAATTTATATTTTTCTGGAATAACCGAAACGCTAGACGCAAGCAGTCTGGCACTTTGATTTACTGGTTTAAGGAGTTTTTAGATACCATCGGTCGGGATAAGGCATGTCTAATAATGCATACGGATCCAAAAGATGTCCATGGGCAAGATTTAACTGCTATCTTAGAAGACACTGGCTTAACAAACAAGGAAGTACTGTTATCAACTCTCAAACTTGAAGCACCAGAGTTAGCCATGATTTACAATTTAGCAGATTGCACATTAAATATCTCAGACGCAGAAGGTTTTGGCCTTTCTACGCTTGAATCACTAAATTGCGGCACACCGATTATTGCCACAATGACAGGAGGATTGCAAGAACAAGTAACTGATGGAAAGGACTGGTTTGGAGTTGGTATTGAACCCGCATCCAAAGCTATAATAGGATCTCAGGATGTACCATACATTTATGAAGACAGGATATCTAAAGAAGACTTTTTAGAAGCATGTCACAAAATGTATAACATGACACCAGAGCAGAGAAATGCGGTAGGAGAGAAAGGTCGCCAACATGCTTTAACTAATTTTGGGTTTGATAAATATGCCCAACGCTGGATTGATGCAATGGACGAGATCGTAGAACATCATGGTTCTTGGGATACAAGAAAGAATTATCAAAGTTGGAATATAAAGAAGGTATAATGAAAAAGAAAATATTAGTCAAAGGCCCAGCAATGTCCCTTTCGGGATATGGGGAACAGTGCAGATTTGCATTAAGAGCGCTTAGAGCATATGAAGATTTGTTTGATATATACATTATCAATATTTCTTGGGGACAGACTGGCTTTATAGTGGAAGACACTCCAGAGCGCCGCTGGATCGACGAAAAGCTTAAAAAGACTGTGGAATATGCCCAAAGTGGCGGTTCGTATGATATATCACTGCAAGTTACAATTCCGAACGAATTTGAAAAAATTGCACCATACAATATTGGATACACTGCAGGGATTGAGACAAACAAAATATCGCCGGATTGGGTGAAGAAATGTCACGAAATTGACAAACTTATAGTTGTTTCTAATCATGCAAAATATGGGTTTGATAATACACAATATGAGGCAGTTGATACTCGGACGGGCGAAACTATAATGGTGAAATCTCCAGCCCCAGTCGATGTGGTTAATTATGCGATTCGCACATTTGAGCCCCAGAAATTAGATTTGCAGTTAGATACAGAGTTTAACTTCTTAACTATGGCTCAGTGGGGCCCCAGAAAGAATCTAGATAATACGATTAATTGGTTTGTAGAAGAGTTTCACGATGAAGAGGTGGGATTAGTAGTAAAAACTTTTCAAAAGACAAATTCGCACATTGATCAAGTATATACGGAAGAGAAATTCAAAGTACTTTTGTCAAAATATCCAAATAGAAAATGTTCGATCTACTTTTTGCACGGCTCGCTTTCAAATGAGGAATTGGCCGGCCTATACTCGAATGAAAATATCAAAGCGTTTGTGAATCTCTCTCATGGAGAAGGTTTTGGCCTACCAATGTTTGAAGCAGCACAACACACATTGCCTGTAATCGCACCGGCCTGGAGTGGACATTGTGACTTTTTGTATGGAAATGTGAAAAACAAGAAAACAAAAAGAATTCGCAAAAGGCCTCTATTCGCAAAGGTTGATTACGCGATGAGTCAAGTACAGCCTGACGCAGTCTGGCGTTCGGTAATAGAGCCGGACTCTATGTGGTGCTACCCGACAGAAAGGGGTTATAAAACAACGCTTCGAAAAGTCTATTCCGAGTACGATAAGTATTTAGGCATGGCTCGAAAGCTCAAGAAGCACATTGATGTCACTTTTACGGAAGAAAGTCAATTTAAACAGTTTGCAGAAGCAGTACTAAACACTGAAATAGTAACAGTCAATGCTAGCGATCTTCCCAAGGTATCAATTATAACTTCAGTATATGACGGAGATGACTTTATTGAACCATTTTTAGAAGATATTACAAGCCAAACAATATTTCCTAACTGTGAGTTGATTTTAATAAATCCCAATTCTCCCGGAAACGAAGGGTCTATTATCGAAAAATACATGAAGAAATACGATAATATTATTTATAAAACACTGGACGAAGACCCGGGAATTTACGGTACATGGAATGAGGCGCTTAAATTAGCAACGGGCGAGTATATTACAAACGCAAACCTAGATGATCGTAAGGCTCGACACTCTATAGAAGAGCATGCTAAGCACTTATATCTTAATCCCGAAGTTGGATTAGTATATGCCGATTCATATATCACAAACAACGCAAACGAGACTTATGAGGAGAACACCAGTAACAATAGACGCTATAATTTCGAACAATTTTCTCAAGAGGCGATGTTGAGAGGAAACCAACCCCACAACAATCCAATGTGGCGGAAAGAACTACACGACAAACACGGATTATTTAACGATAAGTATAGATCCGCAGGAGATTGGGAATTTTTCCTTCGTTGTGCCTTTGCCGGCGAGACTTTTCTTAAGATCAATGATGTCTTGGGGCTGTATTATTTCAATCCCAAGGGCATATCAACGAATTTTGAGAACTTTTCTTGGAAACAGGAAGAGGAAAACGAAATATATACAAAATATCACCAAATACACCAAGATAAGGCGGATACCACAGATGAAAGTGCTATCTTACAGTCTATTTCAGCCGAAAATGCTACCGCAGCATCGAAACCACGACAAACACAAGGCCGATAAAGAGAGATACTGGTATAATATACCAGCTACAGTGCTAACAAACTGGATCTTATACCCAGAACACGAAAACTGGCTCTATATAACTCCAAATATCGTTCAACACCGCCTCTTTCCACTGATCGAGGCCCTCTCAAAGTACCAAAATTTCTCATATAACATTGTTGATATGGAATACGCCGGCACAGAGCCGGCTATTTGGCGTATGATGCCTTTATGGCAGCGCGGAGTAGATTTTCTGCACACTAGAGACATAGATTCGGTCCCTACAGAAATAGAATATCGATTTACAAGAGTGTTTGAGAGTTCACAATGCTCTATCGGCACTTTGCGTACCCACCAGAACCACTATGGCATAAAGTGTCGAATGTTGGCCGGATTATCGAGCTTTAAGCCTCAAAAAGTGCCATTTTGTATGAAATATGATAGTTTTTACACTTATTACGCGATGAAGCACGAAAATTACGGTTCAGACCAAGATTTGATGATTCAACAGTTTACAAACAGTCCAGAATTCACAAAAAGTCAATTTTTTGATCATAAAGCGTATAATCAAGCAAATTCTCAAGATTTTCCGTGTATTGAGGCTACAGAAGAAGAATTATCACATATAAGCCTGAATAATGAACAAAAAATGGTATTTTCACTTCAAAAAGAGTGCAACTTAGACAATTGGGCCGGCGAACCAGTAGATGCCAGAGGAAAATACACAAAACACCTTTTAAATCGATATCCCAATATAAAAAACGATATTTTGCAAAATAGTGAGCTAAAAAGCTTCTATGGAGTACAATGAAAATTTATAGAGGAAAAAAGACACCAGAACACAAGGGTGACACATCTAGAGAATTGTTAGACATGTGGCAAGAATCGGGCTATTGTGAAATTGTTGATGGTGAAACTGAAGATGTTTTTATCTGGGCAAATTCTCCGGGCGATGTTCTGTTATATGAGTATGACCGATATGATGTGTACCCACATCTTCCCGGACAATGGAAGCATGCTCTTTTTGGAGGTATGCAGCATCGTTGGCCAAATGCTCACGCATGGATATATTGGGGTCGACACCCTCGAAAATTAGAAGCAAAAATTGAAAGCGGAATTAAGTCTTATGAAGACCGAGAAATCGAATCTATATTTTTAGGCAAAGTTGAAAACAATGTACAATTGGCCAATCGCACTGGTCACGAGTGGTACGAGGCTGTGGAGATGTTTAGTATGCCCATTGCCATGGGGGATAGTTTTCGATGGCCCTATACACAAGATGAATACTTAGAAAAAGTAGCTAGTACGAAATTCGGCCTCTGTTTGCCTGGATACGGACCGAAATGCAATAGAGAGATTGAATATCTCGGTTTAGGCGTTGTACCAGTGATAACAGAGGGCGTCTGTACGGCCTACCACGACCCTCTGATTGAGGAAATGCACTACTTGCGCGCCGAGACTCCCGAAGCCGCTCAGAAGGCTATTACAAGCTGTTCTATAGCTAAGTGGGAGTTTATGTCCCACAACGGAAGAGCGTGGTATGAGAGAAACTGCTCTCGTTTAGGCTCTTTTGAGACAACTAAAAGAATTGTGGAGAGTTTAAAATGAAAAAAGTGGTTAGCTTTAGTCTATGGGGTTCAGATCCAAAGTATACTGTCGGCGCACTTAAAAATGCTCAATTGGCTTTAGAAGTATATCCGGGCTGGATTTGTAGATATTATATTAGTAAGTGTGTCCCTATGGGCATTGTACAAAATCTAATAATGATGCCAAATACTGAAGTAATCGTCATGAATGAGCAAGGAGATTGGAACGGTTCTATGTGGAGATTTATGGCTGCTTCGGATCCTACAGTCGAGATTATGATCTCACGCGATACCGACAGTCGACTAAACTTAAGAGAAAAAGCGGCCGTCGACGAGTGGTTATCTGGGGACAAGAATTTTCACATTATGCGAGATCACCCTGCGCACGATGCGGCTATTATGGCTGGAATGTGGGGAGTTCGAAACCGATTGCTTTTTAATATGGTAGACTTAATAAATCAATATCCAACGGGCGATTTTTGGCAAATTGATCAAAACTTCTTAAGAGATCAAATATACCCAGGCATCCGCGCGCATGCATGCGTGCACGATGAGTTTTTTGAAAAGAAGTCTTTTCCTGTGCAGCGCGAAGGTGGAAGCGACGAAGAGGGTAATCCTATGAACTTTGTAGGTCAAGTTTTTAATGAGCATGATGTTGATAGTCGCGAATGGTGGGAAGGGCGATGAAGCTAAAAATTAACTTTGCGGACTTTTGGCCAAACTTCGTTCCGACAGACAATTACTTCTACCATCTCCTTTCGACAAAATATGATGTGAAAATAAGCGATAATCCAGACATTCTTTTCTATGCAGATTTCGGAACTTCACACAGAGCGCACAACCCCGGACAAAAGGTTTATTATACTGGCGAGAATAAAAGACCCAACTTCGATGAATGTGATTTTGCTTTTTCATTCGATTATTCAGATAATCCAAGAAATTATCGCCTGCCACTGTGGGTTCTATGGATTAACTGGTTTGGCGTCCCTCATTGTGATAAGAGAGATGTTTCATATTTGACTCCATTGAACAATTTAATTGGTCCGCGAAAAGCAAGTGACAAGTCCAAGTTTTGTAATTTTATTTTCTCTAACCACACAGGTCTTCGAGTTCCGCTGTTTAACGAAATATCTATGTACAACAGAGTAGATTCAGCAGGCTCTCTAATGAACAACATGGGTCAGAGAATTCCGGGCCGCGGCGACCAGAAGCCTAAAGTCGATTTTATATCAGACTATCGATTTACAATCGCGGCAGAGAACTCTTCATATCCGGGGTATACGACCGAGAAATTGTTACATCCCTTATCAATAGGGAGTATACCAATCTATTGGGGATCCCCAGTAGCTAGCTTAGATTTTAATAGTGAAGCATTCATCAATGTACATGATTTTGATGATTTGGAAGAAGTCGTTGATTTAATTGAGGAGATCGAACACGATGAGGTCTTGTATAAAAATTATGTCACAGCCCCAGTGTTTTCGGAAAACAAGATACCGGACCTTGTCCGACCCGAATCTGTGGTTAAATTTTTCGAAGAGAAGATATTGTGTTAATGGTCAACAAAGTTTATGTGGCTCACTACACTCCTCTGGAAAGTAGAAAGGAATCGTTGATTTCTAAACTTGACAGTTTTGGAGTTCAGGCTGTCTGGGTAGAGGACGAGCCAACACGACAAGACATAGACAATCTACATACAAATACACCTATTTTGTGGAACCATAAATTACAAAATTTAGATTATGGTGGGTCCATCCCACACAAACAATTAACCAGATCTGAGTTGTCCATAGCTTTCAAACATCTTAAAATATATGAGGATATCGTTAAGAACGGCATACAGACAGCTTTAGTTTTAGAAGATGATGTTGTATTCGAAGAAGACTTTGTTAATAAGTTTAATTTTAACCTTATGAACACTCCAAACGATTGGGATCTTATCTTTATAGGATCCGGCTGTGATTTGAGAATTCCGCCAAATAGGGTAATTTCGGGTAAAATAGCATATAAAAAAGAACACCCCGCAAGCAAGTGTGCAGATTCATACTTAATAAATCTTTCTGCATCTGATAGAATATTAAACACGATTATTCCGTTCACATTACCAATTGACTTTGAAATAAACCATCACATGCGAATACATGATATGTCTGTTTATTGGTGGGAACCGCCGGTAATAACGCAAGGATCCCAATGCGGGCTATACATCAGCGAGATTATAAAATGAAAATAGCATTCTATTCCCCACATCTAGGTCTTCGTGGCACTGAAGTTACAATGTATGATTTTGCACATTATAACGAAGAGATACTACAAAACGAATCGATTATTTTATACAACGACAACAATCCGGCCAATCATCCGACAGTGATAAAAAAATTTAATAAAAGATTTCCCGGAAAAGTTTTTGCACTAAAGGGGCCTGATTTTAATTTTGCATGGCAAGCTGAATACACAAATCCTCTTATGGATGAGATTCTAGAAGCTCAGAAGTGTGATGCAATATATATGCAAAAATTGGGCCTGAACGACGGAGTGGTATCTAGCGTATGTAAAACTCTTGTGCTATGCGCAGGAACACCCTGTGAACCTCATGGAGACAAATACGCATATATTTCTGACTGGCTGTCACAAAAAGCCTCTGGGGGTAAATACCCGGCAGTTCCAAGTATTGTTGATTTGCCGGATATAGATGGAGATTTTCGAGAATTGCTAAAGATTCCGAAAAGCGCAATTGTATTTGGAAGAAGCGGAGGCATGGACACTTGGAGTATTCCGTGGGCCTCCCAAATTGTCAAAGAGACGGTCATGGCAAATGAAAATATATTTTTTATATTTCAAAACACTCCACAATTTTTTAATCACCCGAATATCAAATATCTTCCATCAACAGCTGACATGGAATTCAAAGTTAAATTTATTAACACATGTGACGCCATGATACACGCAAGGACGGATGGAGAAAGCTTTGGTTTAAGCTGTGCGGAGTTTTCGATAAAAAACAAGCCCGTGATCACTTGGGCAAACTCTTCAGATAGGAATCATATCGAAGTGTTGGCAGATAAGGGGATCTATTATTCAACTCCACAGGAGTTAAGAGAGGTATTCCAAACCTTTACGCCACAACCAGAAAAAGACTGGAATGCATATAAAAGATTTAACCCTAAGGATATAATGCAGATTTTTAAGGAGGTGTTTTTAACATGATCGTAACAAAGTGTCCACTTAGAGTATCCTTGGCTGGAGGCTCTACTGATTTGCAAGACTTTATTGACAACAATCCTTACGGCGCCGTCATAAGCTTCCCTTCAACACTTTACACTTATATAACTTTGCACGAAAACAATCGTGAAAAGTATATTATTGATTATACGAGTAGAGAAGAAGTCTCGTGTCCAACACAAATTAAAAATGATGTAGCGAGAGAGGTGCTTAGCGAATATAAGCTTCCACCAGTAACAATCACATTCAATACTGATGCGCATGCTAGCGGAACAGGATTGGCAAGTTCTTCCTCATATCTCATTTCATTAATCAAAGCTGTCACGATGTTTAAGAACATAACAATATCTAATTTTGAAATATGTAAAAAAGCCTTAGAGTTAGAAAGGCGATTCAATCCACTTACAGGGTATCAGGATCCTTATGGATGCGGAATTGGCTCGTTCAAAAAGATTATATTTAAAAAAAATCAAGACCCAATAATAAAGTTTTTAGACCAACAATTGTTTGATGAAGTTGAAATGTATCTTATATACACCCATTCTCAGACAAACTCTACGAAAGCGTTAGAAAAGACCACGGGCACAGACAGGAGGGGACTGCTACCCGTTGTAGACAGTATGGAATCAGCAATATCAAAAAAAAGCTTGCACGAACTCACAGAACTTGTTAAGTTAGGATGGAGACAAAAAAAGAAAATAACACCGCATGTTGTAGAAGACAAAAGTATCCAAGATATTGACAAGGCACTGGAGAACGACAAAGAGATCATAGCACATCGTCTTTGCGGCGCCGGCAATCGAGGATACTTCTTAGTGTTATCCGAAAAGAATGCCTACATGCCAGTAGCGCTGAGCGTAGAAAACGCAATTAAGATAGGGATATGTCAAAACGGAGTAACGGGAGTAAAAATATGAAGATTAAAATAATGACTAAATATCCGATAGCAACAGCTTCGCCCGACTTCAAAATTCAGCAAGAAGAACTAATTCTTCCATGCTCCGCCGGCGAAGATAACAGCACAAGTCTAAAACTAATAGATAAGATAGGGGAACATTACGCAAAGACTATAGGCGTTGACAAAAATGACTTAAGATTGAACTGTCTAGACTTAGGCTGTGGTGGTGGCCAACTTATCGTCGACCTGAATAAACAGTCTTTTACAGATACTTGTATTGGACTAGATGGCATCGCCGGAACAATAGGGTGGCCAAATTGGCTAACATACCCTAATAACTTTTACAATGTAGACTTATCTAAAGAATATACGATCCTTAATGCTCAGACATCAGAACCGATGCAATTTGATCTAATAACCTCATGGGAGATGATAGAACACTTGCACCCACAAGATATAGACATATTTTTTAAAACTCTACACAAACATCTTTCACCGACAGGAATGTTCATAGGCAGTATTGCAATGTTTCCGGATACTAGAGATACTAATGGATTTTATGAAGGTCATCCGCATCATGATCCAACGACAGAGCAATTTGTCTTACATCAAACAGTCATGAGTCGAGAAGAATGGAGAGAGACTCTCAAAGACTACAATTTACACGAATACCCATTTAAAGACTCTCGATACAAATGTGGTTATCTCGCAACTCGCGATCACCCAGATAGTCCAACAGGATTGTTGGGTTCCTTTTATTTGATGATTACGAAATGAATTTAGAAAAATTAAAAGAAGAAATCGATAAGATACATGCAGAAGATCTTTCATACTTATATGATATGGTTATGACAGCAGATCAGGTTATTATAATTGGAAATGGAGGAAGTAACTCAATTGCTTCGCATACCGCCCAAGATTATACAAAACAACTGGGAGTCCCTTCCTATACTTTTTCTGATCCCTCTAGATTGACCTGCTATATTAACGATTATGGGATGGAGCAAGCATATGTTCAGTTTTTAACCGAGTTTACCGCTTCGTGTAATCTCGGTTCTTCTACTTTCGTGGTGTTGATATCATCCTCCGGCGCTTCTGAAAATATAATTAATTGCGCAAAGTATTGCCGCGCCGTCAACATTCCATATGCGATTTTAACAGGATTTCAAGAATCCAATCCGCTCAAAGTTGAACACGAAGACAGCGCAAAGTTAAGTTTTTGGGTAGACTCTACTGATTACGGCATTGTTGAAATAACACATCAAATTATATTACATTCAATATTATGAGCGAAGAAAAGATAACAGGATTTATTGCTGGCGCCTTTGATGTCATACATCCGGGCTATATTCACATGCTAAACGAAGCAAGAAAGCATTGCAATTATCTGATTATTGGCCTACACGAAGATCCTAGCTTGGCAAGGAAAAATAAACTTAAGCCAATATTAACAATAGAAGAAAGAAAAGAAATATTATTTTCGCTAAAACATGTTAATGCGGTAATAGTTTACAAAACCGAAGAAGATCTTTATAATATATTAAGGCATGTAGAAATTGACATAAGATTTCTAGGAACAGATTATGAAGAATCTGAATTTACAGGCAACGAGTTACCTATTCCGATACATTTTGTAGAGCGCGATCATGAATGGTCGACTACAAAGTTTAAAAGACTTGTTGCCGAAAGTTGGACTAAAAATGAAGCTAAATAAAAAAGTTATTTTTGTTGATATTGACGAGACTATTTGCTTTCATAATCACGGACATGCTCCGATTGGCAACAGAGATTATAGCGACATGTCTCCAAATTATGAAAACATAGGCAAAATAAATAAATTGTTTGATGACGGTCATGAAATTGTATACTGGACTGCCCGTGGATGTAAGAGTGGAATTGACTGGTATGAATTCACTGAAAAACAGTTAAAAAGCTGGGGAGTTAAATATCATAAGTTAAAGTGTGATAAGCCGTTTTACGATCTGTTTATAGAGGATAAAAGTTTGAGGATAGAGGAGGTTGAAGATGGATGATTTTCCACCGGCGATTTGCCATAAGACAGGAGCAAGACCGGATTACTATAAAAGATATAGGAGCAACACTTATAGCCAAAATGGAGAAGATGGAATCATCAAGAAGCTATTTGAAGATTTAAATATATCTGGAGGATATTTATGCGAATTCGGAGCCTGGGACGGTAAACACTTAAGTAATACATATAATTTGTTTCACAACAATGCGGCATATGCCCCGATATTGATCGAGGGAGACAAAGATAGGTACAGTGACCTAGTCGATAACCTGGGTCACATAGAAAACGCACACCTGATAAATAAATATATAGACACCAACTCTTCGGGACCCAACTCACTCAACAACATAATAGAGAGCCTACAGTTGCCAGATATTGAAGAAAACTTTCAACTACTTTCTATTGATGTCGATGGTATCGATTATGAAATATGGGAGTCCTTAACTGAGTACGAGCCCAAGATTGTGATTATTGAAGTCAACTCAGAACTCAGTCTTCGAGCCGCAGACCGAGGATATCCAGGTCAGCCTGTACAATTTTTTCATGACCGTTTATACGATCCGAAATTTGGGTGTTCTATAGCAAAGATGGTCGATCTATCTTACGACAAGGGTTACGAAATCGTAACTCATTGTGGGAACGCCATATTTGTTAGGGAAGATTTGTGCGATAAATTGAGCGCGAGAGTCAATAATTTGGATTTTATTTTAGATCGTTGGCTTCATGCGTGGAAGCATGTAGACTTTCAAAATTTGTTTCCCAATGGCCCAGCCGAAGGCGAGCCCGGAAAGACTATAATAATTAACGAAAGGATAAAGAAAGGTGGACAGTAAAATATTAGTTACCGGAGGTTCCGGAATGGTAGGGCACGCTCTAAAGCAGATTATACCAGATGCAGTATTTGTATCTTCAAAAGATTTTGATTTAAGACAAGCAACACAGGTCGAAACCATGATGGCGATGCATAGTCCGGACCAAATTATTCACCTAGCTGCTAGAGTCGGCGGAATCAAAGCAAATATGGAACAATTAGGTCAATTCTATATAGACAATATACTGATTAATACAAATGTATTGGAGGCGGCAAGAAAGCATGGTGTGAACAAAGTTGTGTCGCTGTTAAGCACCTGCATATATCCAGATAAGGTCATATATCCTCTAACGGAAGAAAAGATACACTTGGGCCCCCCGCATCAATCAAACTATGCATATGCACATGCGAAAAGAATGCTGGATGTACAATCCCGTGCATATCGAGAACAATATGGGTGCAACTTTATTACAGCAGTTCCAAATAATTTGTTCGGCGAAAATGATAATTATGATTTAAATGATTCTCATGTTATGCCGGCACTAATGCATAAAATGTATAATGCTAAACAAAAAGAGAAAAGTGTTGTATTATGGGGTGATGGCACACCACTAAGAGAATTTACATATTCACACGATGTGGCAAATATTTTACTATTTTTGTTAGAACACTATGATGATCCGGAACCGATTAATATTGGAAATACGGGCGAACACACAATTAGCAGTATCGCTCAAAAAATAGCAGCTGCAATGGAATATAATAATAGCATAGTGTGGGACACAAATAAGCCCGCAGGCCAATATAGAAAACCTTCATGTAATCAAAAGCTTGTCAGTTTAGGGTGGCGCCCAGAGATGTATACAGGAATAGACAAGGCAATTACAAGTTCGTGTAACTGGTTTTTAACAAATTACCCAAATATCAGAGGAGCATAAATGAGTTTAACTAAAGAAAAGAAAATTGCACTAATAACGGGAGTTACCGGCCAAGATGGCTCTTATTTGGCAGACTTATTAATAGGAAAGGGATACGAAGTTATTGGCATGAAAAGAAGAACTTCGCTAATTTCTACCGATCGCATCGATCATATTTTCGAAGATCCTGACAAATTAGATAATTTCCAATTAGTATATGGAAATATCAATGATTCAGGCTGCCTACACAGGATAATGAATAAATACAAACCAGACGAGGTATACAATCTAGCCGCACAATCTCATGTAAGAGTTTCGTTTGACACGCCGGAAGAGACAGCTCAATTTGTCGGCATTGGCGCGCTCAAACTTTTAGAAGCCGTACGCAATATATGTCCGGAGGCAAAATTCTATCAGGCATCTTCATCAGAAATGTACGGAGACAATCCAGAATATCCGCAAAATGAGTTAACAAGGCTTATGCCGGCATCACCATATGCGTGCTCTAAAGTATTTGCTTACAATATCGTAAGGAACTATAGGCACAGTTATAATATATTTGGCGCCAATGGCATACTTTTTAATCATGAATCCCCCAGACGGGGGGAAACTTTCGTAACTCGTAAGATTACAAGAGCCGCAGCAAGAATTAAGCTTGGATTAGAGAATGAGCTGGTGCTGGGAAATCTTGATGCCAAGAGAGACTGGGGATTCGCCGGCGACTATGTGGAAGCCATGTGGTTAATGCTCCAGCAAGACGAGCCAGACGATTTTGTAATTGCGACCGGTCAAACACACACAGTCAGAGAGTTTTTACATACCGTATTTGATTATGCGGGCTTAGATGTCGACAAGCATGTGCGAATCGATGAAAGATTCTTTAGACCACACGAAGTACCAGTTTTATTAGGGGATCCCAGCAAGGCAAAGAAAATTTTAGATTGGGAACCAAAAGTAGATTTTCACAATTTGGCTCAAATGATGTACGAGGCAGATTTAAAAGAATTGTTTCAAAGAGGCGTGTAGCCCGAAGGAGAAAAAACAATGAAAGACAGTACAATTAACGAATATACGCTAAGTGATCAGGCACTAGGCGCCATTATGATGGCACTACAAAAGTCTTTAGTAGAACAGTCGGACATAGTCCCAGTACTAAAGGCCTTCAAGCTGGTACAAACAGACGGCGCCGAGGAAGAATTATTGGTTATCAATCCTCCTGCTGTAGAGATCGATTTTGAGAATTTGTCGATCGATGGCGAATAATGCCCAAATACAAATATAAGTGTAATGCTTGTGAAGTTGTTTTTGAGCTTGTGCACTCTATGAAAGAAAGAGTCCGTGACTGCGATTCGTGTAAGATGACAAATGTCGTAGAAAGAATACCTTATACTGTAAGGGTGCAGAAGATTAGAGGCGGTAAGGAAAAGCCGGGCTCGATAGTTAAAAGGTTTATTGAAGAAGCCAAAGAAGAAGTTAAGAACGAAAAGGCACAATATAAAAAAGAGGAACACAAATGAAAACTATTATTATTTTAGGTGTATTCAATGCGCTCTTACTTTTGGCTGTGTTTGGCTTAGTTTGGTACGGAAGAAAAATTCTAACAAAACTTTTGTATGTCTCTGAGAGCATAGGAGATTTTATGATCGTAATTGATAATTATGCTCAACATTTAGACACAATTAATGCATCAGAGGCCTATTATGGAGACGAAACAATACAAAGTTTGGTTGATCATACAAACGCGGTTTTGGATGAGATACAAGAATTTGAATCGATCTATTCTTTGACTACCGACATCGATGCACCGAGTGAATATAACGACGAAGAGGATATGTATGACGAAGAAGCAGACAACATCGAAGCCGCCGGTTAAACGCCGGCGCAGACGGAGAAGGTCTAAAAAGGGCCGGCATTATTTTACGCAAGAGCACGAAGACGCGATCGTAAAATATACTAACACAAACTCTATAGAGGAAAGGACGGAGCTTTATGTGAGGTGGATCCAACCGGCATTCGATGAAATGGTTGATAAAATAGTATACACATATAAATTTACTACTTTACCTAATATAAATGAGCTTAAAGAAGAATGTAAAATATGGCTCACGATGATCCTCGACAAATATGATCCCAATAAGGGTTCTAAAGCTTTTTCATATTTTTCGGTTATAACTAAAAACTGGTTTATACACAAAGTAAAGAAGAATACCGCAGCGCTAAAACGAGAAGTACATCTAGATGATATCAATACTTGGGAACAGCCGGCTGTGTTGATAGCTGAACATGGTTATTATCAAAAAAGAAAACAACAAGAATTCTGGGAATCTCTATGGAAAGAAATTGACACTTGGGATTCGGTTAACTTAAAAGAAAACGAAAAGAAAGTGCTGGAAGCGGTCAAGATCTTATTATCTAATACAGATGATATAGAAATTTTTAATAAAAAAGCTATTTATTTATACTTGCGCGAGTTGACTGGCTTAAATACAAAACAGGTAGTCAATAATTTAAACAAGCTGCGCGCAAAATATAGAATATTTAAGGAACAGTGGAACGACGGAGAAATATGAAAGATTTAACGACATATCTAGAGGAAGCAATTGACAATATACGAGCAGATCGCGAAGTGACAAAAGAGTTATTAGACGATGTGTTACAATATATTGGAAAAAACGAGGCAAACCATCGAGAGGTTGGCGTAGTCGCCGCAAAATATGTCGAAACCCTACAGCGCTCAAATGAGCAGTTGGTAAAGGTATCCTCTTTAATGCAAAAAAGAGAAGTTCAATCTGGAGATTTTAAGATTGATAGCGAACAGATATATGATATATTGAACACGGAGGAGTCATAATGTCAGATCCTTCACCACCAGCGGCCGGCCATCTGAACCCGGACCTCGCTGCGAGCCCTGATGATCGTCCCACCGGCAAGGTAGCTACCCCGTCGAGCGTGACCGGAGGAACCAATACAAGCCCGATGACATCTATGATGAGGCACTTTGTGGAGCATGCCTCTGCCTTGGCATCTGGCCAATCTGATCCTTATGAAGGAGGTTCGGATAGAGAGTTTAGTGCTTGGGTGGTTGCAGCAACCACCGCAAATTTGTATGCAGTATATAAGCGGCTACAAAGAACGGGAAGGTTATCGTTTTTAGGTGAACTTGAGAATATTGTCGACGCCCGGCGGCCGCAACACGAATCAGAAGATAATCCCGAGGGCTATCTTGACTTTCTTAAAGGATACATGGTTCATATTTATCAGGCTTATATACCCGAATTGATGCCGCTTTATCCACATCCCCGTAACAGGGGGGACTGCGGAGCTAATGGAATTTGGTCGAGTTATGATATACCAGAGGGTTATTATTTGCCCGAGTTTGTCACACTCCCAGACGCACAACATTATGGCGAATCTCTTGTTTCTCCCGGTTCTGTAATTAAGGTTAGTTACGATAATGCACGCTGGTCACATCCGGTAGGATATTGCAAATCCGTAGTCGCCTCAACTGACCCGGCGACTATCGTAAGGGACTTCTATGAGGCCTGCCAAAGCGCCGCAGAAAATGCAGAAGACCCGTCTGCCGAGCCGTCAACTTTGCCCGCAGAAGACATTGCAGCTGCCGATGCAGCTGCCGCAGAAGCCCGCACAGCCGCGGCAGCACTGGCAGACGCCGATGAGCCCGGCTGGCTGCGAGGAAAGGTAGAAGACCGCTTCAACGCGCGCAATGAAGACGGGCAACGAGCCGTCACCGCCGGCGGAGTCGCCGATTTTGTATCTAACTTTTGGGGAAGCGCCACAGAAGGCATGCATGAGGGCGCCGAATGGGGAGCATCTCAAGAAGATAAAGATGCAGCAAGAGCTTCGAAGCCGTCAAACAAATAAAGTAAGATTACAATAGTTGTCGCAAAATAGAATAACTTATGAAAAAAGAAAATCCTCATAAAATACAGCCCTCTATACCGGAGCCCAATAATGGCAAAGGTCGGATCGATGGAGTCCGGGGAACCCCCGTTTCTGAAGTCAGCCCAGCCCACAACAGGTGCCCCGCAGAAATTACAGTCGGTGAATACAACAATGCAGCAATTATTTTGGGCCCGGACAGGTTTGCCAGTTGCGAGTCTGGCTATGGCGGACAAGGAGCGCAAGGCGCCTCAGCCATTGATTTAGTCGCAGGCCGAGCGGCATGGGAAAAAGAAGGACCAGATCCGGATATACTTTACGACACGAATTTTAAAGGAGACGCAGCCAGAATCTATATTAGCCAAAAGGCGGATATAGATCGTTATTTTGAATTAAACATAACCCCCAATGGTATATATAATTCAAAAGGACGCTCAGCAATAGCCCTAAAGGCAGATGCAGTTCGTATAATTGGCACCGAGGGTATTAAGCTAGTAACAAAGACTGTAAAGAGAAATTCACAAGGAGAGGTCATAACAACTATTCCCGGGATTGAACTCATCGCCGGCAACGATACTGAACCGAATGGAAGAAAGAAAGTAATGCAGGCAATTGTAAAGGCTGATAACACCGCGCGCGCACTTGAAGCCACATGGGATATGATCGGAAGTTTATCTAATGCTATGGTAAGCACTTTCGACATGATTCAACAGGATTTAAACTTTATGGCTAGTCATGTACACGCGGTCCCACCGGCTTCTCCTTTCGCACCTGTTCTTACAGGACCTACAGTCGGAGGAAGATTTATCTTCTCCATCGAGAATTCGGTAGCTAAAATGTGGATGAATCAAATGCGCAGCGCACACAAGCACTTTACTGGTCCACACTTTAGAACAACCTATACAAGTCCGCAGGGCGAATATTACATAGGCAGTGCGTTTAACAAAACCAACTAACAGACAAAACTATGCAAAAATCAAAGACAGAAATGACGGATGCGGAGACAGCTCAAGCGACCGCAGAGGAATTAAGCTTAGACGATCTCGAAACAGAAGTTGAAGCTGTAGAAGAGGGCGACGAACTCACAGCATCTGATATATTTCCGTGTGAAGACGACGACAAAGTTGACTGCGGAGATACAAGCGCCGAGATTTGTCCGTGCGAGCCAAATCCGGACTATCCAGATCATTTAATACCAGATTGGAAGTCTCGCATTCGGCCCTACTTTAATCCCAAGACTTGTCACTACTGCATTACACATTGGACCGATTTTACTCTTGATGACTGGGCAGAATTGACTGAAAATATCACTAATGATCCGACTCGGGCAGATTATACAGAAGAAGAACTATCTGAGGCTTTTGCTGAGTGGATTGAAGAAACAGTAAAGCCGACAGCAATCCGCCCGGCCTTAGCTTCTTTGGTAAAATATTACAACAAAGACTTGAACTGGGAGGGCTTACATGAATCTTGCGAGGATGCGCTTGAACCTTATGTTGCAGAGGCGAAAAACAGGCTTGGCGGCGGAATTGCCGAGTCTGATGATGCAGTAGACGATGTAGAGGTTACGAGAAGTGCGGATAAATATTATGATCCCGACGGAGAGGAATTAGAAGAATCACCTTATCAGGGAAAAAAGGATAAAGGATGGTCAGGGGACAGGTATTGGGATGAGACAACATGGGAGGAAGATGCAGGAGAAGAGCCGTGGGGATGGCTTAGCAAAAGAAAATTTTGGCAAACATACGATGTTCTAGAATATGATTTTTCTGGTACTACGATGGTAACAGAATCGAAATATCGAGATCTTAAAGTAAGTGATATTGACGGAAACAAAGAAAAGGGCACTTTTCTTGCAAATAGGCTTTCGGCTGTTTACGGACAATCAACAGCGTCCAAATTAGACGATATAATTGAGGAATTAGCAAAAACTCATAGCGAAGAGGCAGATGAGCAAATCCCGGCCCATAATTATGATACATATTATACAGATCGACAAGGCGAAATGCGAGATTTTGTTGTCAACTATGTACAGTCGTTTGAAAATCAGACAAATCCACTGAGAGTTGATTTAAGAGGAAACTTTTATATTTGGCATGCCGAAGATGAGTATTTTGTTCCCTTTCACGGAACAAAAGCATCAAAACAAAGTCAGCAAAGAGCAACAGCTTTATTTGAACTTATGGCATATAGAATTCTAATGCTATATTTTGAAGACAGCGCAATATCAGACTACGACAAAAAATATATTGAAAGTTGGTCGGAAAAAGCCCAAGAGATAGCTGAAAAATACGAGTTCCCGTTTGACACAACTGCAAAATATGATTGGGAAACTTGGGATGATATCGCAGAACTAGTATTTACAGAAGAATCAGACACCTCTGAAGCGACTGAAGAGACAGACGAATACGCAGACGAAGAAAGCACTACTACAGAGTGGTCATCTATGGTTGCGCCTACATATTCGGCTGAAGTCGGAGCATCAGAGTTTATGGAAGATATAACCCAAGATCAGGCTTGGATGTACGATGTTGCAGCCAGCCCTCTTGGGACTTATATGCTTGAAAACGATCTGGTTGAAACCTCAGAGTGGTATGTTTCTCCGATTGAAGATGCGAGAATAAAGGTGTTAGTTTGTATACCGGCCGCCGTATTTGATTTAATTGGCAATCCGTCGTCGGATCCGTCAGATTCGCAACCATATTCGGTATTCAACGAGTTGGCTGAAGAAGGTCTTGCTCCACGCTCCCCAGTCGAAGTTGAGTTTACCACAGAAGAGGTGGCTGATGGACTATTTGATCGTTCTGCTTGGCTGCTTAGACATTATGCGTCGAAACGCCTGCCAATGTCTTATACAGACGGCGCCACTGTTGTTCTAGAAACATTCGAAGATACAGGCATACCAGAAGTAGATGAGATACAACTTACAGAAGAGTTTTTAGAGTCGATAGGTTATGAGTTTGAAGTGCCGCTTGAATTACAAACCTTGGGCGCCGACGACATAGGAGATTATGAGCATGCTGTAACTCAAAAAAGATTAAATGCTTGGAACGAGTATATTAACGCCCGTGGTCTCGCGAACTATGGTACGATGCTAACATCAGCAGATCTCGAAGTTCAGGCCGATAATCTGAAAGAGTTTAAGGGTAAATTATGGGATCTGTTGCGAGCAAATACAGATGGCTGGGCAATATCGTACCTTCATGAGCATAATAAACGATCGGGAATAGAAAAAATCAAAATCAGATTTTCAGAGACATATGAGATATTATCTGTAACCTATAACCACCGCAGTTGTCCTCCCAAAACACTGACTAGCCACGAACACTATAAGGTGCTGGAACAAGAAATGTATGAGGATGAGGATTACCAACATAATCCGTTTATTAATCCCGAATTTATGGTAGCTGAAGGTTGGAGCGATTTTGCAGATTCCAAAGTGGGCAAAGATCCTAGAACTTGCGCATATATAGCCTCGCTTCCTTATATGGATTTTACGGCTCAAGCTACAACACCGATGGAGTGGCAAGATTTTATAACTCTGTTTACTTATCCTCGTGTCGCCATCGGAAACTTTAATGAAGCAAGAGACAACGACTTGTGTCGGGCTGAACTCGGCGACACTCTGGGTAATATATTAGAAGAAGGTTTTGATGTCTTTATTAATGTAATGACACAAAAGTTTGATCAACAGCTTTGTAAAACATTTGAAGAAGGTTCTGAAGAATGGTCGGAGTGGGTTAACCGCTATAAGTCAAAAGACTACCGCGACCGCAGAGTCCTTGGTGATCACAGCCATCTTTCTGGCACAAAGGTTCCATCTCCATTTTGGAAAGATGCCGACAAAGCTTGGGAATCCACCAAAAGAAGTATTCGAGCGGACCATCCATTTGTCGACAACTTTCTTGATAGTATAGACTTAATCAAAAATAGCGGAGATTTATGGGATCTTGCCATATTCCGCTTAGGTCGTTGTGGGCTATTACACTTTATTGATACAATGTTTCAATGTCTCTTCGCCGGCATTGATTTTGGTGATATATTAGAAAAAGCTCTACGCAGCGCCCTAAAAAACATGGAGATAGAATTTTTCAAGAGATTGCTGGTTGGCCTCCCGCCATGGGTACAAAACGAAATCGCTGCAATTGCTAATGAAGGCTTAGAAGATAACCTACAAGATTGGCGCCCATGGGATAGCGAAGTAGATGACAAATATCAACAGAGAACAGAGCAGTTTTTGAAAGACCGCGCCGTCGAAGTTGAAATGAACAAAGCAAACGAAGCCCTGCAGGAAAACCCGCAGACAATCGAAGAGCAAGATACCAGTCAGCAAACAGCGCTCGAAGCCGGTACCATGCCGGGCGAGGACAGCAGTACCGATACTTACAGTAGCATACGCTCTGTGCACGCTACCGATGAAAGGGCCGCTGCCATGGCAGCCGCCGAAGAATCAGCAGCAGACGCCTCCGAAGCAGTAGGCACATTCATGGGAGGCCGCGAACAAAGGGAAACAAAGACTTTGGGCTCAATATTAGTCGACTCCGGCGCCATGGATGCAATAAAAGAGGCATATATTGATGCTTTATTTGATGTATTCCAGCCCGAAGAACTACTAGATCTACTTGAACAGATTCCGGGAATGGTCTTTTTGAAACAATTGTTTGATCTAAGCAAGTGCCCGGGCGTTTCAATATTTCACCCGCCACTTAAAGGCTGGTTTAACGATCTAAACAAGGCATTTTCCGAATGGGATCCGGGCTTGTTGTTCTGGTGTACGAAACCGCTTTATATACCTGAATTAATACTAGACAGACCTTTCATGATTTGGGATTGGTTAAAAGCATTAGCTCAATTGCTCCTCGATGCTCTGGAAGCCGCGCTACTCAAAGCGGTCATGACAATGATCAAGATGCTTATAGAATATGTGCTTGAGCTGTTATGTAACCTCATGTCGGCAGTAGGCGCCGCAGCGATGACGGCAGTTGGATTAATGGAACCAAACGAGTTTCAAGATTTAATGAAAGACCTTTTTTGTGGAGGAGGAACCTCAGATGCTGAAGCACAGCAAGCGTTAGGCACAGCTTTGGCCGCAATGGGAGTAACTGGCGAAACTACAGAAGAGGAATTGAGATTTGCCGGTGAAGAATTCTCGGCATATACTGGAGACATCTTCTCGCAAATACCTGCAATTAGTGCGATATCTTTACTTTCAGGTACAGCTACTGATGAACAGGCGCGAGTTGTGGCGGACAAATATGCTAGGTCAGATACAAGATTTGCGTCCTCCTTGGGCAACCCTGCCGCAGTTAAGAAGTTTTTCCGCCAGATGGGACAAGCTTTTATGGGACAAGAAGCGATCGACGGTCTTCGCGACGCATATGTAGAAAAACTTAAGTGCTCCTTAGCAGCCCCAGACTCAGCAACGCCGTTGTGTTCATTAGACGCAGGAAAACAAGCGATCAAAGATGCATTTAGTGCTCTAAAGATCCCAAGTCCGCACAGTGATGACTTAGCCGATCAGGCTGTGTCGCCCATTGATGATGCTATTTCTTCTGCGCTCGAAGCCGGAACATCGCAAGATTTGGGAGATACTTTGGAAGCTATGGGATCCCTGGATCCGTGTTTCGCAGCCCACCCCGGAAGCATAGTTCCTAAGGATGACGAGGCTACTATGGCCGCTGCAGCCGGCGCCGCAGAAGGCGAGACGGATATGCTGCAGAATACATATGAACAGGAATTAATATATCATGGAGGGCTGTTTGATCGTATATTATCAGATAAAGATGGAAGAGGAAAGCGTTTGCACGATCAAAACATTATGCGCTTGCTGAGAAATCATATCGCAGGAAATCCTAAAAATATTGCAACTTATTTGCGAGATATTATGAGCGGCGACAGGAGCAGCATTGCTGTTGGCGAAACTACTGCCGGCGACGCAGTATATGATTCTATCGGCGGCAGTTTTGATTATATGAGGTTTAAGCCGGTCACAGGCATCGGAGACCACATCGTCAAGAACGCATGGAATAAAAGCTGGCCCAACTCTTTTGTTAAACTAAGCGATAATGCGCCCGGTTATTGTTGGGAATATGGCAAATATTATACTGACGAATACAAAATGGGCGAAGAGTTTGAAAGCGTATCAGACATTGAGAAAGTATATCAAGGAGATAACGCCGAAGAATATTATGGTTGGGCCAATGTGTCATACCCATCACAAATAGTAGCAGAGACGGGAGAGGATAACTATCCATCCGGCAGCATGTTCCGGAAGTATACAATTGGGCCCAAAGAGGGTTCCACGCACTACTATCCAGATCCGCATGCAGTGTTGGAATTTATGGGATCCGATCCATCGGGAGGGAATGCTTCTGATGAATTGGCAGGGTACCCTGCATTTCATTTCCATTATTGGAACGAAGAAAGAAACGGGGTAGATACCAACAATACCCACTGGAATAATGCTGATGATGAACTATCGATAGATATTGCTAAGATGCATATCATGATGTTGGTGCCCAAAAACCCGGGCGGAGGTATTAGTAGGAGTCAAGACGCTAGCAGTCAAGGCGAATATACGCTTGATTTTGATAGAGACCAACGCGGAAATATAATGTCTTGGGCTAATGCGTTTGGGCCACAGTCCGACAGTAGAAATACGAGCCAAAAAGGGCGCGTCACAGTGGATCCTATAATAAGGGTTACTAAGAAAATAGACAGTGATGTGCTGGAATATATAAATAATGAACTTGGAGTAGAGACTCCAAAGGACAAGATGCAAAAGCCTTCTGTTTGGGCTACAAAACTAATGAACTCTATTAACGATGGTTTAAGTTCATCCGGGCACGATGCATCGGAATTATTAACAACAGATTCTGCCGATGGACTATATAACTCTTTCTATCAAGATGAATATGATAAATTATGTCAAGATTTCATGGAACAGTATTCGCTTCATATAACTGAGGATGATGACATGTGGAAATCTGGACTGCTTAATTTTGAGTTGTTTGAAATGTCAGAGGAGGAGTGTCTTGATGTTGGACTCTCTAAACATAAGGGAGACGATGAAGATAAAAAAGAAGTTCCAATGCCACAGCGGTTTTGGAAAAAGAATTTAAAAGAGTATCCATATAATTCCAACAACAACGAGGATACGGGCTGGTACCGCCCGGAAGTATCTGAAGGAGACAAATCATTATCTGAAAATGTTGATTTACCAGCAGACCAATATGGAATGGCAGCATACTATATGCACCAACAGTACCAGAAAGGCTGGGCTCGCATGGCCGACGAATACTTACCCGGCCCCGGCAATCCGTGTGAAGAGCAGGTAAGCGCTGATATTTTTGACTGGCAATCGATCCGTGATCATAAAATGGCAGCATATGAATATCTAGATGATGATCCGCGAGTATCTGCGAATCCTCAATGTGCTTGGGATCCTCCATATAACAGGATTAATACTAGAGAATCTGTAGCGACGATGGAAATGTTGATTAAAGCGACGATGAGAGTATCAATATTTGAGAAGCTTATTAAATCGATACCTGCGTTTACAAAGTTCAATCCCAGTACCGGGTGCTACGGAGATCTGTTGCCAGCTTATATGTTTAAACATATGAGAGAGACCTTGTTTCATCTTTCTCGCAAAAGGACAATTTGGGGCAATCTTGGCTCTTTAATGGACGCTCATCGAAGATATGATTATGCATTCTTAGAGCAGTGTTGCAGTATGTATGTCCGCGCTGTTGCTCGCGGCGAGATCGATGAAGATGTCGAAATGATCAAACTTATCGACCAGATTGATGAAGCTAATACAAGAATTTATAGACAACCTCATGTCGACTGGTTTCATAGTGTTGAAAAGGCAACAAGAAGAAAAGTCCTAGAAGAAACAGAGCCGCAAGCAACTCAGATAGCACAACAACTTTTCACCAAGGAATTTGAGCACGCTACAGAAAAGTTTGCCAATTGGACAGGGGCAACTGTAGATAATCTACAAAAACACTTTTTGTATGGAAATTTAAATCTTAACGGCGCCTCAACTTCGGCCACAATAACCGATGTAGCTAAAAATCTAACTGAAAAAAGACTCACTGAATCCATTGGTCAGGACGGTGCAACCTTCACCGGCGACTTTGAATATCTACAAAATGGAGGATTTGTCGTTGAAAAATATTTAATTGTAGAAGAACATGAGACTCCAGTAGAGGAAGTGACGGAACGAGATTCCAACTTGTTTGGGATAGTAAACATGGAAGACTGGAAGGCGTGGATAGAAGAGAACGATAACTTTAGTTTTGTGGGCTCTCAGACAGACGAAGAAACTGGCGAAGAAAGTGATATTGAAACCAGCAGAGAAATCGGAGAATTATTTAAATCATGGAAATACGGACTCAGACTCTGCTATGTTCCGTCTATCCATGCCGAGAAACACCTTTTAGAGAAAACACAAAATATAAGTGACGAATATGCGAAAAATAATAAGGCTTTCAAAGTAGATCTCAATGATTCGCTCACTAACGCGTTTGTACCTCTCATTCCTATAGCCAAAACAGAGATTGAAATTCCAGCTGGATTAAGAATTGGCGACTTTGATGTTGTAGATGATTATGATTTTGATTGTTTGGTTGAACAGTTTTTAGAAGATCCTGAGTTTAAAGCACTTTTTGAGTATACTTTTTCTCTAGAAAGATTCTTGTCTGTTCCGACCATTTATATGGCTCACTGTTTTCTGCACTCTATTGGCCTAGATGATGATTGGTATACTGCGAACCGTCCCGGAGATGTTTCCGGCCTTGCTGGAGATCCTGTCGACGGCTGGTTCGATTATTTTATGAGGGGCTGGCAACATCGCAATGGCCCCGGCAGAAAAACCGGAGACTTCTTCTTGTTTACAGAAGGTTTAGAAAGAAAGTATGTTAGCTACAGAAACTGGAAAAAGATTCCTACCGATGCAAACCCTTCGCCATGTTTCAATGAAACTAGGGAGCTTTTAAGAGATATGTTTATGGGCGAATATGAGTTTTCTAATCGTGTCAAAGGTAGATTTAGGCTTCCAAAATTCAAAATAAACTTTAGCTTCCAATTTGGAATTGAAATGGGCTCGTGGTTCAAGAATCGCATGCTTCCCGGCCCAGACTGCGAAGAAGAGCTTGGCGCTAAAGCAGCTGCAGCTGCATATAATAGGCTATAAAACTATTTTGAGGCCTAATTAATTTGTAGCAACGGAGGTTCATCATGCCGGCATACGGATACTCACCTAGAATTTTGCCCTTTGCGCCAGATAAAACGACTGGATTTACGCAAAATATGAGCCTTCAGCAGGTCGCTAGTCAAAATTTAATAAACCTTATTTTGTGCGTCCCTGGAGAACGGATTATGCATGCAGGCTTTGGAGTTGGTTTAAGAAATTATTTGTTTCGGATGAATAATAGTAGAACCAGAACTCATCTAAAGACGAGAATAAAAGCACAAGTTGCAGATTATCTTCCTTATATCGAAATTGTGAATATTTCGTTTGACGGATCGGATATAGATTCGTATTTGTTAAAAATAGATTTATCTTATGCAATAAGAGGATTAAAATGTGCCCCCGGCTCATCGAGAACTATCTTTGGTATGTCGTTTCTTTTTTCACAAAATGGCGCCCTCGGCAAGATCGTCGAATACGGAGAAGATTTTGAAGGCTGGGCCGGATCAGCAGACACCATTGGTGGCGTTCACGAACCCGGAGGAGGATCCACTCCCTTATCCCCAGAAGCCGCCGCAGAAGCTAGCGGTGTAGGCATACCAGAAGAGGCTTGTTATAATCCCACAACAGGCTATTGGTCACACCCCGACACTCATGAGGAGACAGCGTTTGATGAAGATGCTTGGGAAGGGTGCTGGGATGAGACTCTCGGGGAACCCTGCTAGCAAATACACACATTAGGAAACATTCAGAATGTCAAGAAAAATAGTGCCAATTAAATACACAAGTAGAGAATTTAATTCTATCAAGAGAGATTTGACGGAATATGCCAAGAGGTACTATCCAGACAGCTTTCAAGACTTTAGTGAAGCCTCATTTGGCTCGCTAATGATGGACACTGTCGCTTATGTCGGCGATGTGCTGTCTTTCTACTTAGACTATCAAGCAAATGAATCTTTTCTCGATACGGCAGTAGAGTATAACAACATAATTAGACATGGCCGTCAGCTGGGATACAAACCGCCCGGAGTCCCGAGTAGTTTCGGAGAAGTATCTCTATATTTAATGATTCCGGCCAACGCCACAGGCCTAGGCCCGGATTTAAGCTACTTGCCAATAATGAAAGCCGCCTCCAGTTTTCGCTCGCCAAGCGGAACCTTTACTCTTATAAACGATGTGAGTTTTTTAGACACCAATGTAGAATTTGTAGCTGGAAAAATAGACGCGTCTACGGGAGTGCCAACTCATTATGCAGCCAAAACTACAGGAAATGTCATTTCCGGAGAAACAGTTTCGAAAACAGTTTCTGTGGGAGACTTTACAAAATTTAAGAGAGTTCGAGTCGGGACAAGAAATATCGCCGAAGTGATCTCCGTGGTCGATTCCGATGGCAACGAATATTACGAAGTTGAACATCTTTCACAAAATGTTATTTACAAGCCAGTGTTAAATACAAACTCTGACAATGATATAGTAACGAATATTTTAAAACCAGTGCTCGCGCCAAGGCGGTTCACTGTTGAAAGAAATGGAAATTCGATGTTTTTACAATTTGGACATGGTTCCAGCGAAGAACTAGTTCAGAAAAGCGTAAAAGATCCTAAAAATATTATTTTGAACCTACATGCAAAAGATTATTATACAGACAGAGAATTCGATCCCTCAAAGTTATTATTAACCGACAAATTTGGCATCGCGCCCTCAAATACGACTTTAACTGTGACCTACAGGGTTAATTCCGTTAACGGTACTGCAGCAGCAGCAGGCGCAATTAATGCGATTCGCAACATAAATCTAGAATTCGCCAATGTGGATGTCTTGTCTGCAAATAAAATAAACCGGTTAAAAGGAAGCGCAGAAGTGATAAACGACAAAGCAATAACAGGAGTGTTAACGGAAACATCATCTTCAGATTTGAAAAGAAGAATTATGGGCCACTTCGCCGCTCAAAATCGAGCAGTAACTAGACAAGATTATTTGGCATTGTTGTATACCATGCCCGCAGAATTTGGTTCTGTAGCTAGAGCTAATATCTTGAGAGATCCGGACTCCTTAAAGAGGAATTTAAACCTTTATGTAATTGGCCACTCTTCTCGTGGATTCCTACAGACGCTGACTATCACAGCAAAAGAGAATATAAAAACTTGGCTCAACGAAAATAAAATGATCAATGATACAATTGACATTATGGACGCAAAAGTTGTCAATTATGGTATAAGGTTTGTCGTAAAAGCACACCCCCAATCAGATAAAAATGCAGTATACAATCGTTGTCGAACCCTGTTGGCTAAAAAGTTCGCTGGCACCAACAATGTACTAGACATTGGAGAGCCGCTGTATATATCAAGCATGTATACTATGCTGAATAGAGTCCGTGGAGTTTTGGATGTTAAAAGCATAAAAATCGTTCCCCGCTGGGGAGCAGGATATTCAGATAAGCATTTTGATTTTGATGGGCGGAAATCAGCCGACGGAACATATGTTTCGACACCCGATAATGTAGTTCTAGAGCTAAGATTTCCAAAAGCAGACATTCGAGGAACAGTTAAATAATGGCAATAAAAAGATATGTCGCAATTGCAGACACCACAATAACAAACGCCTTCAAGTCAGATCTCACAACTAGAGGAACCGGCTCGAACATGGGCGCGTCTGATATATTAGAATGTTTTGCCATATACGCACAAGCGTCTTCTTCATCGGGATTATCATCCGAAGTCGCCCGGGCACTAATAAAGTTCGATACAGCTCAGGTAGCATCCGATCGGACAGCTGGTGTAATCCCAGCCAGCGGATCGGTTAGCTGGTATTTAAAGCTTTATAATGCTCCACACTCGCAAGGCACGCCTCACCACATGTTTGTGGAAACACATGCCCTCGCCACTGCGTGGGACGAAGGCCGCGGCCTTGACATGGAAGACTATGGTTATGATGGATATGCAAACTGGGTGGTTGCGAAGTCGGGCTCTTCAGGAATTGGAACGGTGGCTACGGCAACCATTACAGCCGTGGCCGAAGCGTCGATTGTCGATACTAAAGATTTCACACTAACTGACACCGCTGGTACTACAACAACATATAATCTTTCTACAGGAACAGCCACCGGCGGAAACACGGCCGCCTATACTCCCGGAACCACTGTTACAGTTGGTCTTGTTGGAACTACTTCGGCAGCAGATGTTGCCGCTCAAATCATTGCAAGAATTAACGCCGGCACCTCCATAGGGTTTTCGGCTTCCGCAGACGCCGGCGACATAACTGTAACGCAAAACACACCAGGGGTTTCCGGAAACAGAACAAATACAGATGAGGGCACTGGCCTGACTGTCGGTAATTTCACTGGCGGCGACGGAACAGCAGAATGGACTGCGCAGGGCGGTGACTGGGTCGCCGCTAATGATAATGGAAAGTACGGACAATTGACAGCCTCGTTTGACTCTGGGATAGAAGATATAGAGATAGATATATCTGATCTTGTAGAAGTGGGCTGGCTAGCCGGAGGAATAACAAACAACGGCATAATGGTGAAAATGCCAGCACACACGGAAACTGCGAAATCTTCTTCTTATACCAAAAGATTTTTCGGTAGAGAATCTCACTTTTTTTATCGCCGACCACAGATTGAAGCAAGATGGGATAGTTCGGTAAAAGATGATAGAAGCAATTTTTATTTAAGCAGTTCGCTAGCCAGTTCTGAGAACATTAATAATCTCTACTTATACAATTATATTAGAGGTCAGATGAAGTCGATCGACATTCCGGCTGGAAAATCTTTAATTGTTAAAATATATTCTGGCTCTTCGGGCCCATCCGGCGACGCACTCAAAATTAAAAATATTAATAATTCCTCTCAATATTCGGTTTCTGCAAACGAATCCACTACTGGCGTTTATAAAGTTCAGCTTCAGTGTACAAGTTCGATCAAAACAACAGAATCATTATATGATGTGTGGCTTTTTGGCTCAGATGGAGCATGGGAAGAAGTGCACACAGGTTCAGCGATTAGTCCAAAGAAATTTGATTCTGGATGGGCATACACGGCAGATCCGACCATCGACTATGTGATTAATTGTGTTAATCTTAAAAGCGAATATTCTAGAAATGAAAAATCACGATTTAGGTTTTTTGCAAGGAAGAAAAATTGGCAGCCGACAGTTTACACAAAAGCAACATCTACTCTACCCAGCGAAGTAATGGAGTCTGGCTCTTATAATATTAAGAGAGTTGTCGATGATCTAGATGTGATTCCCTACGGAACGGGCTCTTTGGCCCATACACTTATGTCCTACGATTCGTCGGGCAGCTTTTTCGACTTAGACATGTCTTTGTTTGAACCGGGCTATTCATATTATATTCGGTTAGCATACTATAATGGCTCAATCGGAGATTGGATCGAGCTTAATAACAAGTTTAAATTTAGAGTTGAAGAGTAATTATAAAATATGAGTGATATCAAAAAACTATTCAATAAAGAAAGCAACAAGAAAATTCTTTCCAACCAGACTGGCGAAACTTTAAGTCAAGAAGTTGAGTCTGAGCGCCTTGTCGATACTGCGATAAAGAGGCGGGAAAGGTTCTTAACACATGTTCGATATCATCCGGCCTCTGCGTCGAATTTCGCTATATACGGCTCAGCAAAAAAATATTATGAAGATGCCATTTCGTATATAGCTCAAGAATATCCTTATGATGGTTCTGCGGCTGAAAAAAATGAGTGGCACCTATCTGCTTCGCAATTGGACCTTTATATTTTTAACGAGATGTATCCAAAAACAACTGGATATGTAACTCTTTCTTCCGATGGTTGGGGAACTCGTTCAGGCGCAATAACCTCGGACTACGGTACTCCGTCGACGACTGAGTATATACAAATAAAAGGTTCTCTTAACACAGGTTCGGCCGATACTATGGTTGAGCATTTCCACACGCATAAGCCCGGCGTTGGTTCGAATATTTACGAAACTGCGGCGGAGCTTAGCGCCTCGCACGGTACCGGTCTGTATGGGTCTAGAGAAGCAAATTTAAAAACAGATTTGGATGAAGGTGTGACGATCGAGTTTTGGCTTAAAAAGTCGGCATTCGATGTATCTAAAACTACAAAAGAAGTGGTTTTTGACCTGTGGAATGGCCGGAATATAGCTAATGCTGATTATGGCCGGCTAATCGTTGAGCTTAAAGGAGACGCCGGAGCTTCTCCATTTGTTATCACTTGTGCCTCTGGTTCTGACGGATTTACAAGACAGACAATCGGAATCTCTCCCACGACAACATCGGTTCAATCGTGGAACCATTATGCAATATCGGTCAAAAATCACGGAGACAATGTTCGAACCAGACTCTATATAAACGGAAGTTTAGATGATGAAAAATTACTCGGCACAGACATTTCCGAAATAACCGGCTCTTTGGTTGCTAACATCGGAGCTTTACGAACTAGTCCCGTTTCTGGAGTAAGCATATCCCAAGGATCCGGCAAGCTGATAGGCTCTATAGACGAGTTTAGGTTTTGGAAAACCGAAAGGACACATAAAGAAGTTGGTAGACACTATTGGACACAAGTTAACGGAGGAACAAACACAGATCCTTCTAATACCGACTTGGGACTATACTACAAATTTAATGAAGGAACCACAGGATATGCAGAAATAGATCAGGTTGTTTTAGATTATTCGGGACGAATTACAAATGGTTATTGGTACGGCTATCCGGGCTCTGCTGCCCGAGCCTCTGGTTCTGCAATCGTTGAATCCTCAACCGCGCCACTGGAGACGGCAGATCCGATTATACATGCAGAGCATCCGGATGTAATTACGCTTAAATCAAATTTGGCCGCCAGCGGCTCTTTGTGGGATGACAGCAACAATTCTCTTCTTTATAATTCCATGCCGGCATGGATTTTTGAATACCAGGAAGAAAAGAAGAGTAAAGATCTAGAAAATTTGGTCCAAACCATGGCTTCTTATTTTGATAAGCTTCACGGCCAGATCGCAAATGTTAACAGGCTTAAAAATGTAGTATATCCTAGCTCCAGCGTTAAGCCATTGCCATTTGCTAACAAGCTTATCGAACATATGGGACTTTCCTCGGGCGAATTATTCGAAAATGTAGAGATTATAGAAAAACTATTAGCCAGAAGTGAGACACAAAAATACGATCTAGAACTTCATGATATTAAGAACTCGATATATCAGAATGTTTACAATAACTTATCCAACATCTATAAATCAAAGGGAACAGAGAAATCATTTAGAAATTTGATTAGATGTTTTGGTGTTGATGACGAAATACTTAAGTTAAACTTATATGGCGATAACATAACATATAAGCTAAGAGACAACTATAAAACCATCAAAAAAACAAGGAAATATGCCAATTTTAATGTAAAGAACCGATTTGATGCAACAGTGTATCAATATACAGAATCTGGCAACTCGAACTCAGTCAACTACATAACGGGCTCCGATACTGACGATAGAGAGGCTTACCTTGGAATGTCTATGGAAGTAGAGGCTCTCTTTCCCAAAAAGTTTAAATTCGGAGAGCCCGGATATTTTAAGGCAGACTTCACAGATGTTTCTATCTTTGGATCCCACACAGTAGGTTCGGACGACACAAGTTATACAACGCCCACTCCTGACCCTGCGGCATTCCATGTAATGGCCGTAAAGACTGATACAGAGTCGAAAGATGTTTATTTTAAACTCACTTCTCCTGCAACCTCCCCAATTCCAGAACTTACGAGTAGTGTGTTCGGCAATGTATATGATAACGAAAAGTGGAATTTTGCACTTCGAATCAAACCGGATAGCTACCCCATAGCAGATGGCGTCCGTCGTGAATTCACGCGCGCAACTGCTACTTTTACTTTTTCTGGAGCGGCCACCGTTAACAGTACAATTGCGCTCACTTCTCACGATGGCACATTTAAGACTTATAAAGCAGCCACTAACGGCTCTACAACAAATGGAACAGTTTCTGGTTCCGACATATTATATAATGCCGGTACTTCTGCATCGACCGCGGCAACGAATTTAAAAGAAGCAATAGAGCATGGCAACGGGCATGCCGGTAAAATAGCGGTTATTGCAAACTCTTCCGCCGGCGTCATATTAGCAACGCAGAAATCCCCCGGAATCGCCGGAAACACAGCAATAACAACCGCAGCATCATTTAATTCGGCCTGCAGCGTTAACCCACCATCCTTCTTCACTGGCGCCACAGGCGATTCATATACTTTAGAATTTAGAGGTGTTGCAAACATACTCGATACAACTTATAGGCAATTTAGTTTAACTTCGTCTCTCACCGCACAAGAAGCGATCAATTTTCTATCTTCTAGCAAGAGAGTTTTTATTGGAGCACACAGGACAGATTTTACAGGCACCTTATTAACATACTCTGATGCCGAGATAGGAAATGTGAGATACTGGGGCGAATATGTTGATGACGAGACATTTATGGCCCATGTAAAGGATTTAGATAATTACGGTACCAAAAATCCTTATAAAAACATAACTCTACTCAACACAGAAAGTGAAAAATATTCAGTTCCTCAGACAAAAGCTTTGTTGTTAAATTGGGACTTCGATACTCTCAACTCCTCAGATGGCAGCGGCACATTCACTGTGCCCGATGCATCTTCTGGTTCAGCAACTTCCGTTGATTATGGGTGGTTTGGCGACAGAGCAAACAAGCAACATACGGCCCGCGGCTACGGATTCGCCAACAGTTCAGACGGGGCAATAAGAAAAAGACAGATAAGCTCTGCCAAGCAACAATTACCAGAAGTGCTTAGCAGCGCAGATATGATTGAAATAAGAAATAGCGATGATGAGGTTTTTACAAAAGACCATAGACCAATACAGCACTATTTTGCAATTGAAAAAAGCATGTATCAGACAATTTCGGAAGAGATGCTAAACATGTTCGCCACAATTGTCGATTTTAATAATCTAATTGGTCGACCAGTTAACAAATATAGACAAGAGTACAAGGAATTAGAAAAATTAAGACAAATGTTTTTCGAGCGGGTAGAGAACACTCCGGAGCTTGATAAGTATATCGATTTTTATAAATGGATTGATAGTAGTATAAATACGATTATTACAGCCCTCATTCCGGCATCTAGTGATGCCTCTTCTGGAATGAAAACCGTTATCGAAAGTCACATTTTGGAAAGAAACAAGTATTGGAACAAGTTTCCGACATTAGAGATGAAAGCCGAGCCGCCCACCGCAGGGATACACGGCATTAACGAGGCCCTGTACAGTTGGCGTCACGGCCACCGCAGTGTATCCGAACCGGACAACCAAGATGTTGGCATAGAGTGGTGGTCGGAGCGCGCAGAGCGCGCCGTAGCGGCTACTTCCGGAGATGCCGAGATTGACTCTGCTCGCGAGGAATTTAAAGATCTGATCGGACGCCATCGGAACGAAACCCGTAGAGTGTCGACGCTCGCCGGGACTTCTTATAGCGGTTCAACTTTTGCTATTAGTAGATTTAGTAAGCCCTATAGAATGGTTCTCGATGAATCAACAACTGTCCACGGCGGCGCTAATGTAGATAGAAAAAAGAATTTAGATATATTAAAAGCAGCAACAACTCCGTTAGGTCCAGAGAATAATTCGGGATTCCCCGTAAATGTTGTTATCTTTGATGACATATATGTTGATAAAACTCGTCCACATCGTGTAGACTTGGATCCTTCCCGGGCAGTCTCCGGTAAGGTCGTAACACCATCAACTGGCAGCATTTTCTCAGAATATCCACACAACAAAACAAAATACAGTTTCAAGGGGCGCCTGCTTAGAGATTATGGGTTTGGCAAATATGAATCAGGAAGTCATCCCCCGGATTACCACACAGTGATGCCCGGCGAAATGGTAGCACCGTTTAGTATATATGGCACAGATGTCACCAATACTTATCACGAATATATACAGTCGCGACTTTTTCCGAATATTACGCTGACTAATTTACACAGCGACACATATGGGATATCAAATGAGCAGCCAATCCAAGGTCCGTTTACCAACGCTCATGTCGGTGGAAGGCAAAATAGACATGTGCCGCTGAATAAGGGCGGAGACAATTTCGATAATCGACCAGAAGCTTGGAAAATATTAATTGGCCCAACATCAGCATCCGCCGCCCCAGTATCAGGCTCTCCTTGGTTTGTTGATCCGTTTATGTTAGGCGTAGTAGGTCCGGATTACCCGTGGCCGCCTATGAGCGATTCCGTCCTAGGAATCGCTCCGTATGAGCGCCCACGCGCAACTCTATTGAGAGACGAAACCGCAAAGAGACCTCTAAATCTTAGGAATATTAAGTACACAACCGGCTCTGCAGTGCTGGGTAATTATAGATTTGATCACAATATCGTACAAGTGCCCGGCCGGCACATTAACAATTCAGCTATGGTTTATGCTGGTGGGTGGAGCACGGGCTCGATACCCGCAGCACACATGACCGTGCATGAATATACAAAGCCCGAGCGCCCACGAAACGAACATGTAATAGTTTCACGCTTTTCTGCTCCCGGTGGACCTGCGCAGGCCGGAGATTCCGATGCCGGATATGGGTTAGATGTTGAATCCGCCCAGTTCTCGATCCATGATACATTAAATTATCGTAATCTACTTGTCCGCGGAGCAGGAAGGTGGCCAAACGGACAAAGAGAGTTGCTTACGAATCACACAAAACAATTCGGATTCTTTAGCGATGTTATGAATATTAAAAACGGCGCCGCACCGGAAAACATATTCTCAGGCTCCGTTTCGGCTCTAGATTATACCGGCCGACTAAATTATCACAAGACAAATAGGAATACCAGAAGAAGAGTAGATTTTGGCAATCCCATTTGCTATCAGGACGAGTGGGAATTTAACAGAAAAGCGGCAGAGTGGCCAACAGACACCGAACAGACCCAGTCCTGCGCGCAGTATGTGGGATACGCAAGCTTTTCTTTACCGGCTATGCCAGCTACAGGTCCGCGGATCGATGTCAATACCATCAACTATACGGACAAGATCGACACAGACCCGATTTCTGGCAATAAAAGGAGAAGGCACAAGGTTAGTAACAAACTTTGGGCCGGCACGGGAGTGATTAATACCGGTGATGTTCGCGGGTTCTTGGCACAGAAAGGTCCCAATCCGAACGCGCAACGAAATCTTATTGGCGGCGCCGCCCGACGGAAAACCGACAAGCAAGGGAGAGAGGTATTAGACCTACCTAATAAAAACTCGCCGAACAATTTGAAGGATAATCCCAATAGACAATTGTCTCTCAACGCCTTTATGGAACAGTTTTCGGTATCAGTGTGGACCTGGCCCTCAAATCGTCCGAACTCTCATGACACTTGCAAGAGAGCAATCTTTTCCATAGGTTCGGGGAACACTACGCAGCAGTATGCCAACGCATCAGGAGTTAACATTCCCGTTGATGCCCGCCGCGTAGCTTACTTGACAGCCGCTAATAAAGTAAGATATGAAGCCTCATATCTTGTAAAAATTCCGTTATCCGGACTTGCCGATTCAAATTTGTTTTATTGGGGTACTTCGTGTGGCATATGGGAAACTCAACAAGCCGTAACAGAAGAACAATGGTCCAACATTATAGTAACTCATAATACAACAAGAATTAGTGACGACGGAACACCGTTTGGCCCAGATATCTATATTAATGGCACAAAGCAAGTTATAGCCACAATAGCTGTACCAGCAGTAGACTCTTTCGCGGTCTCGCCAGAAAATGACAGTTATATCGGCCGTGCAACAGATTGTGAGGAAGTGACTCACCATTGGAATGGATATATGGATGAATTTTCTTTGTGGCCCATCGAATTGGATCAGGCTGCGGTTGATCAAATTTATAGTGCCCCGTACCCATCTAACTTGGCTGACCATACCGATTATAATAGTTGGTGCGCAATTTGGTATCGAATGGGAGACGGACAAGGGTTTCAAACGGGCACTATATATCCTGATGCTATCGATGGTTCTGGAGCCAGCATACCACAAAATTGCTGGTGGGACTTGTCTGTGTTGGGCGGACATACTCATGCGACTCCATCACAACAACTATCGCAAACTTTTGTTAATGTTTCCAATAGCCAATCTTCTGCGAATAAGCGTCTGCCCGGGCAGACTTACTTTAACGAGGTGTGCCAATACAGCACCGGCTCACTTTATGACAATTGGTATGTGACACATGAACTTCCTCGTTCCAGTGCACAGTATACATGGATTTCCGGTTCAGTACATCGAGATCGATACGGCTCTCCGCAAGACGGAAACGGAGAAGGAATTTTTGGACATACGCATCCATCAGGCCTCGTCCCCCAACATCCCCAATCTGCAACCGGTTCAAGCTATGTACCTGCGATCATGTTTAGTTCGGCAAGCGAGGCAGGCTCAGTCGTCGCCGGAGGACAAAGAAAGTTTGGTGTCGATGTCGAAAGTTCGACAAGCCAGCCAGTCTATACACCTTATAATAGTCTAAAAACGAATATAGCCGAGCCACTTAGTGCATCCGATAATACATTGGGCTATCCAATGTTCGACACAAGAGGGCCGGATTCTATATGGTCTATAGGTCATACAGCCGTCAATGCCACCGATATTGTAGCTTATATTAACAAGCCTTTCGTCCCCGGAGGTCCAGTCTCATATGGTGGCTCGAAAGTTTCAACGCTTCTTAATGCTATCTTGCTGAAACGACAGGGCCCATATGGATGGCCATCTTGGAAGCAAATTAGAGGAGCAGAACATCCAGCCTCCATATACCAGAGAAGAAATAACATCCTTAGTGTAGTCAATGCCGCGGCCGAACGAACGATAGTCTTTTCGGTACCCGGCGCAGAAACTTGGGTACCTGGAGCAGTGCCGGGCGTCGATGCTTCCGGAAGCGGCCAAGTTCTCTTAACAACTACGGTAAGAGGGCTTCCTCGCGGAGATACTTTTACCAATTATACAGAACCGCCGATTGTCAACAACCATCCGCTAAGGCATATCTTAAATGATAGCACGGTTACAAGCTATACTTATAGAAACAATACTTGCAAATATTCCAACGAAGCGATCAATAATAAACTAGGCATCTCTGATAGCGAGCCAACGATGTATGACAGCTTGGTAAGCGAATATACAAAAGCAACTAAAACAGCCAAGCTGGTATTTAATTACTTGGCTTATAAAGAAGACATATACCCTCAAGAAATTAACAAATATAACAACATTGTCAGATCTCGACAAAATTTTCAGTTTGATTGGAGTCGCGACAGAAAAGAGAGAAGCCCATTCGTGAGAGAAGGATCTGGGTTTTATCATCCAAAATCGAACACCCCTGTTAAAAATTCGCAGGGCTGGCCTTACAGACACACTGCAGACCAGACACCGCTTGTGCAGATTGGAAACTCTGAAAAGCACTCCTATAGTATTTGGCCACTAGACTCTACGCTAGACAAGGGCCCCTTTGGCCAAAGTGCCACATGGAACTCTAGGTGGCCAATTGACGAAGATGCCGACGATAATAACATATTGAACGATATACCGTTTCAAACTTCTGTGGGAAGGCTGCATGGCAACGGAGAGCTACAGAACTATACGGTGCAATTAAGAGGAGGATTTAAATTTTCAGGCTCTGCACAGACCGATAGTTTAGTCCCGGCCGCCCAGTATGCCCGTAGACACACTATTCCAATGACCGGCTCTGGGTGTCAATGGAGATACGGTACTCGGGGAATGAACTCTATACTGAAAAACCTCTATGTAAGAAACGATGCCGGCAGCCGATACGGTCGTAAGTTTGCGATAAGTGGTTCTTCTTTAGACTGGTATACTTCTGTTGGAAAGTCGGTTGGCCAACACATGTATGTAGGCGCCGGAGTAGCTACGATCGCAGGCGACGCCGCACTCTTTGGCGGCGAAACTCCGTGGGAAATTCCTGCGGTTGAAGGAAAGTATCCCTTTTACAACAACTACGAAGACTATGCATATGAAGATATAAGACTCAAAGCAAAAGATCACAGTATCGTCCCAGAATTCAGAATAAGTGAACATATTGATTATTATATTAGTCGCAAGGGAGGGGACTTCTTATCTTCGAACACGGGCTCTCTATCTCTAACTGGTTCAAGTTATGCTAATTCTGGAGAAGAAGATTTCTTCACAATTTACAGCAATTCGGATTTTATGAAAAAGTTTGGAGTTATCGATAAGGATCATGAAGCGTTCGGTGGCGCCCAAAGGATAGAGCTTAATTGTTCTGCGTATTTAAAGCTATTGCCATATAATGGCTTCTACCCAGCCCAGAGAACTGTACAGCTTGCCAACTTGTTCTCTCAATCATACGGGCCCTCGATGTATCGCGTAACACCAACGGCGTTAGCTACAACAACACCGACTGATTTTGGAGGCGCCAACTCCACAGCCGGCACCGGCGCCGGCCATCGTCTGGATGCTAATCTGTGGTCTATTTACATGCGCCCATATTTTGCACCTGGAATCATGTTTAATTCAATTAAATCCGGTATAGCTGTCGATTATCCGATTATGACCGGCTCATTCGGAGTAACAAAAGATCCAAACTTTGCGACGATACCAAGCAACAATCCACACGGCTTCAAAACCGTTCTCAATAGCGGCATGGTAGATGCAAACGACATAGCCACGACTCTGACTGCTAGCGGCTACTATCTTACTGAACCCCGCTTCCACCACAGAATTCCTTTTGAGGCGATCGTCAATCCGGATAAATATATTACAGACTTGAGTATTTGTAATATGGAACCACACCCCTCCGGCGCGTTCGGCTTACACTTGACAGCTTCTGTTGGCTCCGCAGCGTCTCCGCTATATAGAATGGCGGCAAACAACTTCTTTGCAGAGGTGCCTGAGTTTTTCTTGGAAAAAGGAAATCTTTCTTCAATAGCTTCTCTTCCAGAATCTGATTCAAATTTTGGAACGGTTGGGCGCACTGACATTTTGATTGGTAGAAAGTTTTGCGCGCTTGTTAAGTTGCGCAAGAGTACAATTCGACATGACAATTTTAACCCTCTGAGCGCCAGTTGGAAACCCAGCAACGCACAACACGGCACCTTTAATGTTAACAGATTGCGTACAGACGATCCGGTACCCCACCCGTGGCGCCTCGATGTGCCGACTATCAATATGTATAGCCGACCATCCGCGTTCGGTCCTCCGTCTGCTGGCTTGTGGGGTTCTAATGCTGGATTTAATATGCCGTTTACTCCGCCGTACTACGATGGCGCTGCATGGGCATATCTTGAGTTTGACCCAGTAAGCGGTTCTAAAAAGTATGATTTAGATGAAATCCTCGCAAACACAAAAGTGATTTACACAAGAGCCGGCAAACAAGCAGTGTGGCAAGGAGAGTTTGGCCTCAATGCCGATGACGAGGCTGATGAACAATCTTTGACCACCACTCAAAACTGGCCATGGTCACGCCCAGCGAAGGCCGATGCAACCTCTCTTACAGACGGAGTCCAACTCGGATCCGACCGTGTAGCAGTATTTGCGGATCCGTATCCCCAAGGAAGAACCTTCATCGATGATAACGCAATGCAAATTACGGCATCTGTTAACTTGTTCCAAAAGTCTCAATTAAGAGCCGCAGAATATAATGCGATATCCGGCAAGGTAGAAAAGTATGTAGATAAGCCTGAATCGAAACTGAAATCTTGGGTTATTCAGACTAAATTCGAAACTCCTATTTTAAACTTTTTAACTTCCGGAAGTACCGGCGCCGGTTACGCGCCTGAAGCTACAGCGTATGGTATGTGGCACCAGTACGGAAATTATCCAGAAGATGACAATACTGGCGTTTTTCTTGAAATTACCGATGTTTCCCCCGATTTTCTAACAAAAGCTTTGGGTAAATCGTCACAGGAAGCAACTGTTTATGGCTCTTTGGCAGATCTAGTGGGCTTCAACACAGAGCCTAAAAAGCTTGGAGTACCGGCGACAGAAAAGAAAATATCTGAAGCAATTATTGCTGCGCCATTTATAGAAAAAGACGGAGAGAGGCACTTTTTTGAAATCCCTAGAGAAAAAATTAACAGCGCGAAGCTTCACTTGGCAGCAGAAGAAGCGGGTTCAACATTCCAGTCATCCAGTAAAGCAGAGGCTGGCGACAGTATAATTGATATGGTCGAAAAAATGCAAAGATTCGTGTTTCCGCCAAAGATGAGTTTTCTCGAAAACGACGAAATTCAACCGTTTGCTATGTATGTTTTCGAATTTTCAACAACACTTGATCGCGAAGATTTAACCGATATTTGGCAAAATGTACAGCCAAAAATTGCTAGGAACTTTGAACACCAAACGGCTACAGTGGCTCATGAACTCACGCCAAACGAGTTGATGGGTTGCGACTCAACTGTAACTGGCAAAAAACTTCAAGACAAACTACAATGGATGGTTTTTAAGGTTAAGCAAAAGGCCCAAAAGAATTATCTAAACAAGGTTGTAGGTTCAAGTCAGGCGGCTTATAAAAATTTACTAAGCGATTTTATCAAATTAGAGGGTGATAGCGGATCAAAATTAATTCCACTTGATTATACTTATAACTGGCCATATGACTTCTTTTCTCTAGTCGAGTTGGCTAAAATTGATAGCACGGTCGAATATGGGGATGATCCGGCGGAATTGGTAGAACTTTCTGTCCAAAAAAGATTTAAGACAGCTACAGATAAACTTGTTAAACCCGGAGGCCCAGCCTTGATTGATGAAGATTAATAAGAGCGCAATATAATATGTCATATTTTAATAAAAAAGAAGAAGTACTTCAAATAAAGCTAACTCAATACGGAAAACATCTGCTTTCCAAGGGCAAGTTTAAACCAGCATATTATGCTTTTTTTGATGATGATATTATATACGACAGCAGTTGGGCAGGTTTCGAAGAGAGACAAAACGAAATCGAGCCACGGATACAAGAAGAAACACCATCTTTAAAAGTGCAGCACATCTTCGCCGGCGCAGAAACAAATATAAAAAAAATGACAACCAGTGCGAATCCGCTCGACTATTGGGAGAAGGACTTACCATACCCCCAGCACACGGAAGACCACCACTATTCTTTTGGAGCCAGCCCGTTAGGAACTTCGACACACGGTATACAAAAAGCGCCCTCATACTCAGTCAACTTTTTAATAGGAGAAATGACTGGTTCATCTTACTATCAGACAGGTTCGCACCAAACTCTAAAAATACCTCAGTTAGATATAGATCTGTTCTATGAAACCTCTTTTTCGTTTGACGGAGGGGAGGAAACTACAGTATCGCTCCGCGGCCCGGGCGGCCTAGAATTAGGAGGTACTTTTCCTGACGGTAGCAAAATAAATGTCAAAGAGAATCATATCTTAATTGAAGTTGTTGAAAACAATACGGAGTTTTCTAATAAAAACTTTGATATAGAGGTGTTTCTTATGGAGGACGCTGATGCGCTTAATTTTAAAACTCCGGGCATCGATACAAATAGTGTAAATAAAAAAATTGATTTAAAGCCTTTATATTTCGTAAAGACAGTTGAAAACATTGTAGACAATATTCTCCGCGACCCGGACCCCGCAACACGGGAAACAAATTTAGATTTAGATTCTAATTATGTACAGCATTATTTTGATTTATATGCCGATGCGGAAATAGATCCAAATGTTATATGTAAGGCGATTACTGCAGACAAGGTTGAAGACATGTATGACGAAATGGGCTTCGAATGCCCTGATAAGGACAGCAACCTCGTTAATGAGGAAGAAATGTCGACATATGTCGCGGAAGAACAGGAGTGTTGATAGATGGCTCTTAAGAACAACATAAACAGCGAAGGTCTTGCGGTGAGTAATGCCAAAAAGCAAGAGCTTCTGACGCGAAAAAGTAACAGCGCGCGCCAATTAGAAAACAATAATGTCCGCGACGAGCACGATTCTCAAGAAGAAATAGCTACAGACAGTTTTATTCCGAACTTTACTTCATTGGGAGTTTCTTTGCCCTCAATAATGGTTAGTAAGATTGTGCTTGAGCCCACCGGTGGCGATATAATACCCGAGAACAATCCACATGTTGACGATGTTCAGGGCGCAAACATACAGTATGACAAATATGGAAATGTACAGTTTGTATCCAAGACGCTTGATTACTTGACCAAAACTACAACCCCAGCAGGCCTGTTAGTAAAGCTATCTCTTTCAATAAAAGAGGTACTGAAATCGACTTCGGAACAGTCGCTTTATACGACGGTCAACGATTATGGCACTTGGTTTGATAATGACGACTTTTTAAAATATTTAAACATAAGGGTGGTACAATCTACAAGCTCAAAACTTACAAATTTATTTAAAGAGGGTGAATCCGGAATCGATACCGCAACTTTTGAAGATCAAAGTCTTCACAAGCACTATAAAGAAAACTTAATTTCTGTAAAAAATGCAATCACAAAAGAAATTAAAGATTATAATTCATACACCGATTCAGATGGAAATACAATTTATGATATAGTGTTCGAAACTTCGTTTTTTCACAACACAACAACTCCTACTCATCTTTCTTACTTTGTGCAAACTTTTTTAGATGTTGAGCAGATATCAGCAGACAACGGCTGTGGCGCCGCAAATCTTTCAGCAGCAGAACTTGGCAAAGTTCAAGGATACACATCTGCCGAACTGGTTGTCGATAAATCAAGAATATCCGAAAATGGATTTGCGTATAGGACATCAGAGAATAAGTTGTGGCTTGGCCCGGTGTATTATCGAAAAGGAGCTGGTTTTAGCAATGTCAGTGATCCCTCAGCTCTTAATTTCATTTCTCTTAAAAGGTTGGTCGTGCCAAATACAAAGATCGAAGACCAAAGAGACTCGTTAAATTTTGAAAAAGCCGAAATTGAATTTTCTTTGATGGAATCAGAATTACAAAATTTAAATTTATCATTTTTAGAAAAATCAGTTGTCGATGTTAAAAAAGTTACTGAATATTTTTCAGAACTTTACGGAACAAGAAGTTCGGATGGAACTTTTCGAGGAATGATTGGGTTTAATTTTCAAAAATTCCTCAGAGACAATAGTGAGTTTGGAAAATTATTCACCAATCCAAACTTAAGCGTTGTTGACGACATAGCCGATACATGTAGAATATCGATGGTTAAAATTATCAGAGAGAGAGTTGAAAACATTGACTCTTATAACGCCGTCAATTCGATCGTAGAAGGAAGGGTGCCGTTTGGAACCCATCTTCCCGGTATCGTAACAAACTCAGAGCCGGTACATACAGTGGTGTATTCTTCCGCCAAAGCCGGCGAAATATTGAAGCCATATGCTAGGAATGTCACCATTTCTGGCGAAACGGTAGAACCCACAGAAAAGAACAAAGCACTGAAGTCTTCCTTAATAAGACGGGGCTATATAGCCGAGATAAGTGTGCATCCAACAACTGATAAAAGCGTAAGGCACTTTTCATTTTCAGACGATCAGATAAAAACAGCAACAGACGGCCTATATCGGTATGGTATTGAAATAACAGTTGAAGACGGTGCACAGAAATACCTACAATCTGTTGCTGCCAAGTTGTTACAAGCAAAAGATAAGTTGGAAAAGTATTATAATCATTGCACATTAAGAACAAATGGAAAATTAAACTATAACGCAAAAATAGAAAAATACACACAATCGTTCATTAATTTAAAAAAGTCGCAATACCCCACTCCGGTTTCTGGTCGACTCCGCGGCAAAACCCAGGCAACCTATTATTCCTCGACAAGAGAAATTAATCCGCCCACTCAGAGAAAACACCATCATCAGTTCTTGATTGATAAGAACGGGAATGGAAGAACCTCGACAACTAACGGCCACTACCACAGGGTGAAAAATTTTAAAATTGGCAAAGCCATTAAAGAAGGAAAACGAAAAGTAATTAAAGACTCGCACAGTCATGCGACAATAGTACAAGGTTCTTCATCTGGCGCCCCGTGGATCGAGCCAGTCGGCACCTATATAGAGGTATTAGATTTTTTCTCCGCCGGTCAACATGGCATGGACACTCTCAAGCTAGCTTTCATGTTATACAAGATGTTAAATCCTGAATCGGGAAAGCCGGAAAATATTTTAAGACTTGTAAAACTTATAGACAATCTATATCACAAGATACAAGCCGTATTCGGCGCACCAATCCAAATATCTAATCCCACGGCGACCCGATCGGGACAACGGGGCACGAAAGTTGTAAAATTTGTAAAAATGTTTGACGAAATTTATGATTCAAATGTTCAAAAGGAAGTGGGATATGATTATTTGGATATTGGAGATGGCAAAATGTTCAAAAAGGACAAAGGATTATATGTGATCGACGGTACAAATTATGTCCAGCGTGCAAAACAAGAGACAAGCAGATTCTTTTGCCCAGAGCACGCCGGCCAGATTTCAATTTCAGCAGGATCTCAAAGATATGTTTCCGGAGACTTAGTCGCTAACAATGAATTGTCGTTTCTTTCACCAGCAAGGGCCAGCCTGGGTCCCGGAAAGAGCTATGACTTTCTCACCAGCTGCAACTTTAATGAAAACATATGGACAATCTATGAGTTAGATTCAATTATAACAGGATACAATCTTAGTACGGTTATTTACAAAAACTTGAGGCCTTCAACATTAATGACGGCGGTATCCAGCACAAAAGAGAATTCAATGCTTAAAGTTCAGAACAACGCAGCTTTATTATTAGGTGGATTTAGTGCTGTAGCTAGCGATATTTCGGAAACAAGTTTAAGCGGCATGTTAAAAATATATCCGATAACAATACAGCGCTGCCTAGAGAAAGTTGAGAATTATTTTGAGACAGAGTCGCCTTTTGTTCAGCAATTAGCGGCAAGAAGCACTGAATCATCGCCGCTCCTCCCGGAGAGCTTTATGATTCAAATCGCAGAAGAAACAAACGGAACTCTTGACTTTCTGGCCAGCCCAGTTAAAAGTAGCAGTCTGTTGTCTTCCAAAACTCTTGATAGTCCGTTCGGATCCGCGTCACGATCTACAATGTCGACCACGGCTCTTGACATCTCACAGCCATACAATATTTTATCGACAGTGCCGTCGACTGAGTTCGAACAGTACCCCAATCAAATTAAGTCACTATTTATAGGAAATAGTCCTTTGAGAAAAATAATAGATCTATCAGAATCGGAAGAAGTAGATAGTACGACGAAAGCCGCGGCCGAATCGGTTGTCAAATTTAATACCCAACTGCTTAGGAAAATTGAAGTTCTGGCCGGCTACAACATTAAAGAAACCGGAGAGGTGCTCATAAAAGATCCACAATGGACCGAGCTAACCTATGATTTATACAACAGCAATACTGGAAAAGTCTTGTTGTGCCGGCTTAAACAGTATAACAATGTTAATACAGGCACCAGCACTCAAGCCTTGTCAGAGTTGCCAGTTTATAATGAATATTTTATGCTAGAGCCAAAAAAGCAAGAAGCAACTAAAACTACAAGAACTACAACGCGGAACCCAAACAATTATCGTTCTCGCATGCAAAAAAGAAGAACAAAAATAACGAATCGAATTAACACCAACATAAGCACCCAAGTGCTATCAGGAGATAAACTTGGTTCAAATATGTTGGTCTTAGATCCAGACTCAGCAACTGAACCTGCAGTTACACAACCAGTCGAGGCTCGGGATTCCAGTTCTTCATACAATACAGGAGGGAGAAAATAATGGCAGTTGGCAAAAAGAAAATATTCACTGACCGCGAACATTATAACAGCTCAGCCGATCCGTTTCGCGACATAGTGAAAAAATATTGGGACAAGCAAAATTCCTTTAATATTAGTAAACAAGACAACGATTCAGAATACGGAGAATCATTCTCTGATCCCGGCGCCCCATTTGAAATAATTTTTGTTGGAGACACCAACAGAATAGAGCATGAAAAGTTCTACGAATTCGAGCAAAAGATTATTTTTAAAGGGAATCAAGCGCGCTCTGATAATGAATCTCAACCCGCTGCGGCATGGTCAGAGCTAATAAATGGATTGTATGAAAAAGCGCAAGAGCAAAAATATTATGATCATTCATTTACTATGGATCTTCCATATAGTGAAAAAGAGCTTAAAATCTTAAATTTGAGCCAAAAAGTAAACACCGCTAATATAATACCAAATTATAATTTTTATATTGAAGGTTATGAAGAACAAATTCAAAAACAAGCAATTTCTGAAAATTTATTACCAAACTTGTATGTTTTCGCATTGGCGGAGCTTGAAGGCGAAGAAGGGTACAATATTAAGGATGATGATTTGGACGGACTTATTTCCTTAGGCGGAAGAGTTGATAAGAATATGTTAAAAAGTAGAAATCGTCCCTTAAAAGAAGAAACAAGAGTAGAAGACTCGGATAAGAAATATTTTTCAAATTTTGGCAAACACTATAAAGCATACTCGAAAAATAGGAAAAGAAAGCTTAAACGGATGGCAGACAGGTTTTCGGAAATGTCTATAGACAATAGCGTTATAGATAACATCGGCAGCTACAACGAAAAGACTTATATATTTCCAATGTACACTGATATAGAATTTGTGACAGATCGCTCAACTTATGTAGCGGAAATCTTAAAGGCTGCAAATCTCAGCAGCAAACTTATGAGCTATGTGATTGATAATAAAGGTTCGTTTAATAAGATTCCGCTAGCTGAAGCACATAGCAAAATAGTTCAGCCTCCGTCAAAAGAATTAGAAAAGGTTGCAAAATTTGAATCTAAAGTGCGAACAAAGGAATATCAGACCTTTGATTTGTTGGGTTGGTGGGAAAAGAATTCAGATAACATGTATTCCGATAATCCGCTCAACGCACTCAATCGAATTATGATATCTCAAAATGTGGAGCCTGAAGACGAACATAGTAAAATTCGTCAAGGATATTTACAACACATCAATAAAACCATATTTGTTAGCAAATTTAGAAAGTTTATTAAAAACTATACTCGGTCATATAAATCAATAATTAACGGAGATCATTCATATTCAGAAACATTGATGTATAGAATTGATAAATACCTTGGCCCGCCAACTGGTCGACCAATACAGTCTTTCTATCTTTGCAATTCAAACGAGGTCGAAACACTTAATGTGATAGATACCCAAGTTAAGTACGACACTGAATATACATATGTTATTGTTGCATATGAACTAGTACTGGGCACAGAATATTATTACAAAGATCTTCTGGCAAACACTAGAGAGGCAGCCGACGGAAAAACAGAGTGTTTAGCTGAAGCCACAGTAGTGTCTAGGCCCTCGCTTAAGGTTATACAAGTGCCGATATTTGCAGAGAAAGAGAGAATAATTGATGATCCTCCTGTTTCGCCTGATATTGATATTGTTCCATATAGAGGAGTGAACAATAGATTGTTGTTTAACTTTATGGGGAATGTTGGCGAGTATTATTTAGATCCTATATTCTTCAACAAGGAAGAAGAGAGAAATTATGAAGAGATTCGAATGGCACAAAAGCTTTTTCCAGATGAGCCGATCAGATTTAGCAGTGACGACCCGGCTGCAGTATTCGAGGTGTTTAGAACAACTATAAAGCCAAAATCATACCAAGATTTCAAGAACGCAAAAAGAGTGACAGTCAAAACTGATGTGTCGGAGGAGACAATACAGAAAGCTGCTACAGCTTCGTATATTGAGTTTTTGTCCCCAAACACGAAATATTATTATATATTTCGTTCTATTGACATACATGGACACATTTCATATCCTTCGCATGTTTATGAAATAGAATTGGTAGATGACGCCGGCGCAACATATTTACTTATAAAGACAGTTGATTTCGAACCAGAAACAAAGAAACGACCAAACCGAAACATGAAGAAATATCTTCATATTATTCCGTCGCTAGCGCAAGCTTTAGTAAATCCAGAAAAATCTGGTCTTGTTAACGAGGACGGCATGCCAATCGACAGCGCACTACTGTCAGATGGAAATATCCAATTAGGGTTTCAAGAGTCGCCAATTTGGGGCAAAAGATTCAAAGTACGACTGACATCAAAACAAACCGGTAGAAAGCTTGATTTAAATATAAAATTTGATCAGAAGCACATTACTACTGAAAGCGATTATACAACCGGAGAAATAATCGAAAGAGGACAGTCAACAGATAGAAAAATCAGAGCAAGATCTTATTATAAAAGAAAAGATAAAAACCTAATCGAAGAAGAAGACTTACAAGATCTATTGTCTTAAACCGATTGGTATAAAAAAAATCGACATTTATAAACTAAATCACTAATTATTTAACAGGAGAACATACAAAATGGCATTTTTAGATAACTCGGGCGATATTATATTGGACGCCGTGTTAACCGATACTGGAAGAATGAGACTAGCCCGGGCAGATGGCTCGTTTAAAATTGTAAAATTTGCTCTCGGAGATGATGAAATAGACTATTCAAGCTATAATTTATCGCACGCTAGCGGGTCGGCATATTATGATTTGGAAGTATTACAGACTCCTGTATTGGAAGCATTTACAAACAACGCCTCTTCTATGAAGTCAAATTTAATTTCAATTGCGCGCAACGACTTGTTGTATATGCCAATTATTAAACTTAATACTCTTTTTTCTAGTACAAAACAAAACTTATCCGGAACCTTTCTGGTAGCAGTCGATACGGATACTGAAAAATCTTTTTCCGGTGGTACCAGTCCGCCCGACGGCCTGATTAAAGGCGCTTCTAGAGATAGCGTCTTCCATGTCCGTTGTGATCAAGGCATTGATGCGAAAGATGGCACAGGTTCGCCAATCATTTCTCCCGTACAAGCTTTAGATGCAGATTTGGTAGAAACGCAATACATGATTCAAATTGATAATCGATTTGGAACTATTCGTTCGATTAACGATAATACTGCAACAGTTTCGTATGTCGACGATGATAATGTGGCAAGCTATTACTTATCGCTTGGCACAGACATGGAGTATGTAAGAGAGAACACTGAAAGATCTCAAGACGCTCCAAACGAAACTATTGTTGGTCCACGAGGAACGATATTAGAATTTAGAATCCAATCTTCGCTGGAACTCAATACAAGCAACTACTTATTTTCACGACTGGGCAGCACAATTAACATGTATGACAAAGAGAGTGTCGTTCAATCTGTTTATTATATAGATTCTACAGTCAGAGTTCAGGGAGCCACGACAGGGTATTCGGTTGACATACCCGTTAGGTTTATTAAATTAGTTAACTAACAGGAACATATAAATGGCAACAACATATAAAACTTTAACAAACAACGACATTGTCTCGACAAGAACCTTGCTTCACGAAGCTGTGCCCGTTACTGGTGCAATCTCATCGGGTTCTTACGAAGAAAACAATATTAAGAACTACGCACATGGGATGTTTCAAAGCGTTTATGACTATCCGTTTCTAAGCTCTTCTGCAAATCATATATTTGATATTACAGCAGGATATTCAACGCAGGCACCGGGATATACCGCCGGCGCAATGCTCTCAGCGTCAACAAATACGCAGAACGCCAAAAAGATAAATATTTATAATCAAATGGCTCAAGTCTTGATGGGTTATGACATGACTGGCTCGATTCAAAGATTTGACGAGGACGGGAATATCCTCGCCGGCGGAAGTAAGCTTGATGCATGCTATTTTATAAACCTTTCCAGACTTTTGACGAAGGACGAGATTAAGAAAGGTTCCTTTCAGATGGAATTAGGAGTGGATCATGGCATCGGTGGTCACGCCGATCCGTTTTCGAAAGGCGTACGAATTTTAATTCACGATGTATCGGCCTCTAACGATTTTAGAATAAACTCACCAGCTGGAGAGTATGGAATACTGCAAGCAGTCAATTCGGGAACCGGCTCAGCTCTAGCTGCCGAAAATGTTGCATGTGGGCTTATTTTCTATCAGGCGGGCATCGCAGTAGTGTCCGCATCGGTATTTAATTCGAGTACTGACGGCGGAATTCTGGCAGCCAGCACCGCAACGGCCGCAAACTGGGGCTTCAGAAGCGATACCACGGTCATCATGGGCGTCAACGGCGCCGCAGACGGACATGGTCATATGTGTTCATGGCAGCAGTTGACTGCGTCTCAGATTTCAGGCGCCGCAGACAGTTTCCGTCGCCGCATATACAATCTTCAATTCAATAACACGACTGAGCTAAATTCAACGATCTACTTTTGTCGTGTAAATCACAACGATTTTAATTATAGTGCAAACCCAACTTATTTAGATGGCAGTCAAATCCGAGTTAAGAACACGAGATCCGACATGCCCTCCTCATATATAACAACGGTTGGGTTATATTCCGCCGACAATGAGCTTCTGGCGGTTGCGAAGCTTTCCGAGCCACTGAAGAAAGATCCGACAACAGAATTAACATTGCGCGTTCGCCTTGATTATTAATTGTTTTTAAAACTAAACTATTTAATATCAAATGCCGCTTTATAAATTCAAACAAAACGATATACTACGACATGTTGTCGAAGCTCATCCTTCGGCAGAATTCTTTATTTATAATGGAAAGATATATCATAATAAAGAAGGCACCGTCCCGGGACAGTTTTCAACTTCAACTCCCGTAGATGCCATAGGCGGAGTTAGCTTATATGAGTTAAATATCGATAGGACTGAAGCCGCGACAGGACTAGTATACCCCTTTTTAACTAAGGATGGAACGCTTAGTGCGTTTAAATCTGTTTCGACTAGTGCCTTCAGCAGTGATTTTGGCTACGGCGACACGATAACAGGAAGCTACCCTTTAACTGCCAGTATACGCAGAGATTACCTTGCGTCGACTCCTTCGAAGAAATATATTAAAGCTCTCAGAAACACGCTTGAGCATTATGTACCGCTAAGCCCACATTTCCAATACTCTTCTAGTTTAGGAGACAAGGCAACTCAAGAGTTATCTCTTGTGAGCATACCGTCAATTTTTTATGGTTCTTCTATACAAAAGGGCTCAATTAGTCTACAATATTATATAAGCGGTTCGTTGGTAGCCGAGTTAAAAGATGAAAATAAAAATGGCGAACTCATACAGGTGGGCCCTGAAGGTTCAAACGGATCGGGATCCGTCGCCGGCATCGCGTTATATACAGAAGGATTTTTAGTATTAACAGGCGCATGGACTGTTGAGAATGATTCTACGATTGAAAGAGACTATATCGACGACGGTACAAACTTGAAAAAATCATCATGGATTTTCTGGGGCTCCGGCGCAAATGATGGCGTTGCCGGCACCGGCGCCGGATATCCGACAGTGTCAGCTAGTTATGGACTTTCCTTTAAGGGTACAACATATACTCCCGTTTTAACAATGATGGCTCATGCCGATATCGGCGAGTTAAACTATTCGAACAATCCCACATTTTTAAAATACGGGCAAACAGGCTCAATGCAGCCGGCCACCAGTTCCTTTCAATATCAAGAGAGTGTTGATTTGTTAATTAAAAATACAAATTCCTCATCATATCATCAGTATGAGGATCCTTCTTTTGAGAGACAAACTTTCATTAGTAAAATCGGTATATACGATAGCGAAAGAAACCTAATTGGGGTTGCGAGCTTAGCAACTCCTGTAAAGAAAAAAGAAACACAAGAATACACATTTAAACTAAAGCTAGATATCTAATATGGTAACAATAGGACTTGACATAAGTTCTTCTAAGATTGGTGTGGCCGTTATAGACGCAGGCCACAACATTAAAGTAAGCGAGGTCATAAAATTTAAAACCAGCTTGTCTTTAGAAGAGCGCGCCGAAATATTTGCAAAGAAGATGGCTCATCTTGAAAAGCACTATGTAGCGATATCCGTGTACATAGAAAGTCCAGCATTGATGTTTAAGGGCGGAAAGACAACTGCGCAAACAATGGCAAAGTTACAAAGATTTAACGGCATGTGTTCTTACATAGCTTACAGAATATTCGATGTAATGCCTACGATGGTGAACGCGAGTTCTGCCCGTCGCGCCTTAGGGATAAAAATCCCCAGAGGACAAAACTCTAAAAGGATTATAATTGATTGGGTTAAGGTCGAATACGATAAAGAGTTCGAATATAAAATAACAAGGCACGGAAATCCGCAACCCGGCACTGACGACCGCGCTGATGCGATTATTACAGCTTTGGGCGGATTAGCGCTTGACAAAGAGCACTAAATATATTATATTTAACACATGCAGAAAAAATTAAAAATAATTAACCAAGTGCTCGGTCCGCATGTGTGCCTTAACGACGAGCATCTGTTCTTTTGTCCATACTGTGAACACGATAAGAGGAAAATGTCGATAAATGTCGACAAAAATGTATACAAATGTTGGGTTTGCGATACGAGTGGTCGAAATATAAGAAGAATTGTTCGACGCTTTGGCAATTATAAACAACTGCAAGATTGGGACGAACTAACCAGCACAGTAAATCTTTCTGGATTCGATAAGATATTTCTCGATATGCCAGAAGAAGAAGTGGAACAAACTATATCGTTGCCTAAAGAATTTGCTTCATTGGCGAACAAGGCAATACCGTTCACCGCGCTTGCGGCCCTCAAGTATCTTACAAAAAGAGATATATCTAAAGAAGATATCTTGCATTGGAAGATAGGATATTGTGATAGCGGTCCATATGCAAACAGACTTATCGTACCAAGCTTCAACGAAAAAGGTTATGTCAACTATTTTGTTGCAAGAACTTATAATGGAAACTCGTGGAGGTACAAAAACCCACCAGCCTCTAGAGATATCTGCTTTAATGAACTCTACATTGATTGGGACGCTGATCTGGTTATAACAGAAGGTATATTTGATGCAATAAAAGTTGGCCCAAATGCCATTCCGCTATTGGGGTCGACTTTGCGAGAAAAATCTAAATTATTTCAAAAAATCGTACAGCATGACACTCCCATTTATTTAGCCTTAGATGCTGACGCAGAGAAAAAAGAAACGAGAATTATTAACCTTTTGCTTAAGTACGGAATCGAAACATACAAGATTGATACAACGGGTTATGAAGATGTTGGAGCAATGACTAAAGAACGCGCTCAGGAACGAAAAGAAAAAGCAACTTTTATCACTCAAGGGGACTATTTATTGAGGAAAGCTTTATTACAAGTATAGAAGTTTACTAACGATATGGGAGTTGCAAATGAAAATCACGACAGACAGGCTACGCCAAATTATTAAAGAAGAGCTTATGAACGAAGTTGGAGAACAGCCGTTCAGAACAGGTCTCGCCGCAGGAGATTGGCAAGGAGTCGGCGATCCGCGCGGATCAGGTGAAGACGCGTTTCCATCGACAGAGCCAGAAAGACTGGGCGATATGATTGCTGCCAAAATAGAAGCAGGCATCCGCGATGCGCTTCAAACAGAATTTGGCGACGACAAAGGAATGCAAATTTTCGATATGTACCTGTCGGAGGTAGACGAAAGTATATTAGATATAGCTATGAGAATGCGAGATCTAGCAATGGACCTTTCTGGTGAACCAGAAGGGGTGGTCTCCGCCCAACCAGAAGAGGAGGCCATATAATGAGCAGATGGGGAAAACCAACAAAGAACAAGAGAAGGGGAAATCCCAGATATCACCTTAAAGAATACAGGGTCAATCCGAATTTAGCAGCAAACCCCGCATTTTCCGATGCAGAAAATGCCCGAGAAACATACGACTACGCAGATTACCAAGGACCTATGACTCTACCAGACTCGGAAGGTAGAGTATACAGTGATGTTGGAGCAGGAGTTTACAGCAGTCCCAGCAATCCTAAACAGAAGTTTAGAAGCGGCGTAGAGATTTTGAATGTCCCGCCTCCGGCGCCCCAACAAGAATCTCGCGATATTAGCAGATTTAAGCAGCTAGCCGGCGTAGTATCCGAGTCCCCCGGCTCGCCAATAGTAGTCAGCATTACTGATGAAGGGTTCCCGTTCGCACATCACGAATCCGTACCCGAAGAAGAACCACCTCCAAGCGCAGCCGAACTTC